CCGAATTTGGAAAAGACTTTGCTGTAACCCCTAACAGCTTTTTCTTTGACGATAACGAAACGATTGTGAATTCCAGAGATGAAGAAGGAAATTACGTTCCAAACGAAATGTTACCTAAAGGATGTCGAGTTGTGCTTGTAAATAACTATTTGAATGTAGCCGACAAGAATTACTTTTTGAACCTCGTTTACCAATAAAGATATTAAAGGTTCCTAATTTTCGTTTTTCAAAATTGAAAAAGTTTAAAGAGTAAGACCGTAATGAAAAACAAAGAGAATGAAAGAATTACAAGTAAAAAAGATTAGATTAGAGAATGAAATCAAGATGGATTTTCTTGGATTAGTTCCAAATGACTTACGTTTCGAGATATTAAAATTTATGAAAGAAACAAAAAGATATAGGCTTGTTTCTAAACGATGGTGTACTATTATAAATACTTGGTTAAAGAAAGAAGCAACATTCAAGATTGGTCTATCTTCAACAAACTTAGACCACAGATACTTTCTAAAAACGATGGAGCCTGAAATGATAGAACTTGATCTATCAAAAGACTATTTGAAAAAGATAGATATCGATTTATTTTGTAACGTTAAAAACTTATCCTTTACTTATGCAATGTTAATCCCAGAAAATAAGACATATGTTATTTCCTTTCTTTCAAAGCTCTCAGGATTAAGATCTCTTGATCTTTCGGGATTAAGGATAGACAACATATTTAATATCTATCCGTTTTACTTTGATACCGTTTTGGAGAACTTATCTAATTTGGAGTCCTTAGAGATACATTCTTTAACCAATGTATCTAAAAAACTTACAAAGTTAACAAGATTACATTGTTATGAGTTTCAAACACCATCTTGTTTAAAAACCTACACATCTTTGAGAGATGTATATTTTTATTCTGATCAAACCATGATGGATATGACTTTTAGTTTGAAAAAACTGACGCGCTTACAATTAGAATTATCAGATAGTGAGAAATGTAAAACCGGTGAAATTAACGGTTGATTTTCAAAAACCTATTATTGAATGGTTTGAAACCAGCGCATTTTCAGATATAGAACATTTAGTTTTAGAAAAGAGTCGTTTGTGGTGGGGTGGAAATGATATGATTAATTTATTCTTATCAAAGTTTACAAATATTAAATCTTTGGACATTAGTAACTTGGGTCAATACAAGAAATGTTTACCGGAACACAAATTCAGGCCTATCATATCTACCAAATTATTTCCAAGTTTGGAATCTTTACGAGTTTCTACCATGAAAAATGTTTCTCGTCAATTAACAAAACTCACACGATTGGAATGTACAAGTGAACTTGTTAAAGTATCCGATTTAACAACTTTTACATGCTTAAAGTCGCTTTCCATTTATTTCGAAGATCTGATTACGAGTTTGATTGACTTTGCTTCGGATAGAACGACCTTGAAAACTCTAAAGATTGTAGTAAAAAATTATGTGAAAGAATATGATAAAAAACAAACAATGAGAAACCAACATACTTGAAAGAATTATGTCTAGATTTATCACCATCGAAAAACCGAATGTTAACTTTGGACCTTGACTTTCTAAACAAATGTTGTGATTTGGAATCACTTTCTATCATTTCACCAGATCGAAATTCTCAAGATGTTAATATATCTCATTTAACAAAATTAACCAACTTAGAAGTACAATGGTACAACTATCATTCAGGATCGGATAATGGAAATTTTTATTTCTGGTCAAGCATTTTATCCTTAACGAATCTTTGTTCTTTATCGATTCTAGACTATAATAGATTCGTAAACGTTCAACAATATTTTGATCTTTATAAACAACTTCCAAAGATAAAGTCATTAAGAGTTAATAACTTGAATGCCACGATACTACGAACCTAAAATTTTAGTTTTATTTAAAAGAAAATAAACTCTTTTTATCTCGTTTAACAAACGAAAAGTTTGTTGAAAGCATTCATTAAAAGAATAACAAGAGAGCTATGTCCACGATAGAAGATAAACAATCTGATTTATTAGAGTTTCGAGACTTACAAAGCATATGGAGTGATTTAGAGTATGATGAAACATCAGAGTCTTTGTCTTTTAGTTCGAAAGATTCGATAGATTTTACTATGAACACAATATCTGCTCTTCCGAATTTAACTAGCTTGAAAGTTAACTTTGATTCATCCGTCTATAATGGAGAAATAGTAAAGGCAAAAAACTATAATACGTTAAAACATTTGGTTTTAAAACGAAAAGCACCGACAAAACCAACAATGTATGCTGTTAGTTTGGATTGTTTAAAAAAGTTTACAAACTTGGAATCTTTAGAGATTGATTTTGATATGACCTTAGTTTACGATTTCGATATATCTTGCTTTGAAAAACTTAAACGACTAGAATTTAAAGTCTTTAGCTTTGACGCATATTATTCCAATTTATTTTGGGATAGCATTCTTAGCTTAAAACATCTCAAATACATTTCATTACAATTTTCTGCGGATCCAATCAAGGCTCACTCTGTCTTTGATAAGCTCTGTGAATTACCTGACGTTGAATTTGTAAGAGTAAAGCCTTCTGGAGTCCACAATGGAAAGTGTTTTATATTTACCGATTGAAGAATCAAACAACTCAATAAAGACTTTGTAATCGTTTATTATAAACTTTTGTAGTTTATTCTTTCATTAAAACATTAATCCGTTTTAATCTTGTTTATCGAACTAGGAAGTCCATAGTTATTAATAATGATTTGCATTTTGATTTTTTGAATAGCTTCTTCTACGATACTTTTAATCAACTCCTTTTCATAACCGTCTTTTTCTTTCTTTGTTTCCATTCTAATTAATAAAAACACAGACTATTCACAGACTTTGATTCTATTTATTTTTGATTTGCAAAAACTATTTTGGTTGATTTCTGAACTTCTTTACAATGAGACTTCATGTTTGTTTCTATTTCATTCTTTACGCTTTTTGTACAGAAAATTTCTATCACATCACCTCTCGAAATCGATGCAACGAAATGATAAGTGTTTACTTTCTTGTCTTGAATAAAAGGCTTTAAAAACTTTTTCCAATCAAAGCCCTTGGAAACTACAAAAGTCCAAGCTTCTTCCTTCTCAGGTGTGTACAACAAATTCTTTATCCAATCCATTCGATCTACTTAGACAAGATTTTAAAAAAAAGAGAAAGCTTTTATTTTAATCCTTTCTGTCAACATACATCTTTGTTAATATGAAAGACACAAAAACAAATAGGGTAAGAAACAAGATAACAACATAAAGAATAATAGACATAAAACTTGAGTTCATAGCGATTAAAGCAATTTGTAAACAAGTAGTTAAAACTAAATAAGTTTGTGATTTTTGCCACATTGATAAATCTTCTTCATCTACATCGTCTCCTAAAGATTCTATTCTTTTATGTTCGCTAACTAGATTAAGTATTTCGGAAACTGCAAGCAATCCAATTGTAATCCCTCCTAAATACTTCATGGCTGTATCCATTTTACTCATCCATCCTTCGCGTTTTCTAGACATCTTAGTTTTTCGACAATAAAACTCTTTTTAATATGAATATGAAAATTGTTTATTCACTAACAACGAACAAACTCAAATCGAAGGCTCTTGTTGTTTTTGGATCAAGAAAGAATCATAAAAGATTCTTATTACTTTCGATCATAGACACTTGTACGAAAAAAAAGGATTAACCATTTTTGTAGTTAGGAAAAATGGAGTTGTTGAATTCACTTTCATCAAAAGAGCAAACAAACAATTACTTTTCATCTAAATCATTTGAATTTCCAGAAAACGAAATAGAAGAAGCCTTAGTGAAGATTTCTTCAGAACCTGAATACTTTATCTATGATAATGTTGTTTCCTTTCTTCTCGACAAAGACCTTCCGAAAAGAGTTAATAATCTTTACATGAATAAAGTAATTAGCGGAGATCTTAAGATTGTAGAAGCAAACAAAAAACTATCTTTATTCTATTCGCTTAAAACAACATGTCAAATTTGGATAAAACTAAAGGAAAACGATCTCTTAAAGTTTCCATTTCTTTATTGTAAAACCTACATTTCTCAAACCGACTTACCTACGTTGAAAAAGAAGTTTGAATTAGTCGGAAAAGAAACAAAAGATCTTTTAGACATTACAAAGAATAAGGCCATTTCTTTAAAAGATTTAGAAAAACAAGTCAATTCTTTTGATTCGACTATACAAACACTCCAAAAAGCAGTTGACGAGATTGTATCATGATCCATCTTAAACAATAAAGAATTTTCTTTTTTTTAAACACATTGATTTTTCTTGTATAAGGTTGTTGCGAATAAGAGTGTTATTGTATTAAAGGAAGAAGTTTTTGTAATGTTTGGATTGAAGGCTAGAGTTGTTTGATAAGATTTAAAAATTTTTGTAGTAATAAGTAAAGAAAATGGAAACTATTACGTCTGTAGATTCTTTACGATCAATTTGTAAACAAAAACCTCAAAAGAATGTTTCTTTTCATGAAATCAAAGAGTGTTCTACAAGAAGACCTTGTGAAGTTTGTAGAAAGTTTACTCATAGCTTTTGCGAAGGATATGATTTAAGAAAGACATTACCAAAAGACGATTTACTTTTACTAGGCAATGACCTTTCAAAGATTAGAAGAATTAAACACTCGGCTTGTGATGATTGTTTAAAACCTCAAAAAAAAGGACAATTACCAAAACAATGTCTTTCATGTTTTCAGGCTATGGATATTTATTTAACTCAGATTCATGAATCAAAAATGCTTTTACAAGAAGAAGAAATGAGTGAACCTTTATCAAACGATGATTCCGAATCATTTGATTTTAACATGAGTGATGAAGAAGATGTAAATTTTGAAGATACTGATGATGAACTCGATTTGTCTAGTGATAGCGATTCTTAAATAAAAAAAAGTTACTGTAAAAAAGGTTTCAAGTAGTTTTTATTGAAGGAACAGCAAAAGATAATGAAATAGCGATGATTAAGATTACAATAATGGTAAAAGGCAAAACAATTGCTAGAATAATACTTGTATTTGAAGCATTAATCGTTTGGTTTGTATAAAGTGATTTCGAAAAAGGTTGACTCGATGAACTTTGTTGTGATGAGTTTTGTTTTTGGTTTGTAAAAGTTTTTATTGACTTTTTTCCCCAACCTGATCCTCCTTCGTGCCAAATATTATAAGAATAAATGTCTTTAAAAGGTTCTGTAATTCCTGCTTTTGATGAATGAAATTTATACCAATCTTTCGAGTGATTTGAATAGTTTAATTTACAATTACTAGATAATTCACCCCAAGCATTATTCGCCATAACATCACATGTATTTCCAATCCATTCAGGATGATCGATGTGATAATGCTTCTTCTGAAAGAATTCAGATAAACCAGTTGGACCTGTATTGAAATGAATCGTTTTTTGAAAACTAAAATGATTTGAGATTTCATCCATCCATTCTAACCAAAATGGATGTCCTTTACTTGATCCAATAAATCCTACACATAGTCTTGGGCTTACTCCATGATCGTAATCTTCACCATGTTCTTTAGGTTCCCAAAATAAAAGTAGTTCTCTTTTTTCGATTAATTTACCAATGTTTTTTACGCATTTAAAATCCAAGTCCATGTAAACTCCTCCATGTTTAAACATAATAATATAACGAGCAAAATCACATTGAGTCATATGACCTTTCTTTTTCAAACGACCAAAGAAAAAAGGTTTATACTTTTGTAAATCAGGATCATCAAATAGTTGATAAATCATTCTTTTATTCCAAAAGATGTATTCGAAATCAGGATTTTGTTCTTTCCAACTTTGTGGAAATCCTCTAGCTTTATACTTTTCAGGTGGTTCTTGATTATCCCATTCATATTTATCCATCCATACTTGATGAATAATTTTTGGAATATAAACTTTTTCCGTCATTGTTTGAATAACAAAACAAAACAAAAGGAATATCCTATTATCTTATTTCTCTTAATTTGGCTAATTTTGGATCTATAGGTTTTGGTGGCTTTCTTTTTACATTCAACGCGATTGCTAAAATCATAATAATAACAACTAGTAAAGGAATTGCTATCGCTAACACTAAACCTAAACCATTGTTGATTGTACCCATGCTTCTTCTTTAATTAATTTTAAAAGTACAACGTCTATCAGGAAAACTTGGAATTTTTTATTTCATTAAACCAATACTTTTTTTTACAAAGGACGAATGTAAGGCTCAAGATCCTTAGGAATGTCGATGACAGATTGTGTTATGATGTGAGAGAATAAGAACTTATGAAGCTCATCGTGGTTGGTAAAGTTTTGTTGATCTAATTCATGTTTTGAAAACCATTTTTGGTATTGATATTTGTAATCTGAATGTAACTTGACTTGTTTTGTTCGATAGACTAAAGCAGCGACGTGTTTTGGATCTAATGATTTAACCTTTTTGTCTTTTTTAATCCACAAGTTACAAATGAATAAATCATCTTCTATCTTTAACTCATATTCTGATAAAGTTTTTAATAAAACAAGTTTTCTTTCTTCTTTTGATCTAGCTTTCCCGAGTTTTATGGCTTGTGATTTCTTTTTCGATTTCATTAACTCTTTGTTTAATTCATCTTGTGATCCGTGGATTTGAAGAGCTTTTTGTTTTATGTGTTCGATCCAATAATAACAACACATTACACGGTACGAGTTTGGAATTAACATAGAAGGTAAGTCTTTTAAATCAGAACTCTTCAGTTTAAACGCTTTCTTGACATAGGTTTCGCTCACCATTCTATAACGACCTTCTCTCGCTCCTCTACAATCGTAACAAAGGTATCCTTGAAACGGGGGACAAAAACCAATAGTGTTTTTATGACAAGAAAAGCAGCGTTTACGTATGTTTGAAAATAATATGTTTCTGATTTCTGATGCGCTCATATTATTTGGAATAGGTTTGTCGGGTAAAGTAAGTTTCCAATAATGATGCCAAATAAAATAAGATTCTATAATTCTGTGGTTTTGTTTACACGTTTGTCGAAACTTTAATAAAGATTGTAATCCAAGTAATAATATAATTTCGATTATTACATCGATTGGTAAAAACATTAAACTATACGCTGTTTGTTCACCTTCATTTGTTATTCTTTGTTCTTTACATTCTTTTTCTTCTGTATTCTCTTCTCTCTTTCTTTTATCCATTGCTCTTTGTTCTTACTCTGTCTTTTTCAAAAAATAAAAAGAAGTATTATTTTTGAGTTTTTAAAACGCTTATTTATTAAAGCTTAAGATATTCGTCGATAGATACATTCACTTGATTCTTTTTACAATAATCACATAAATCAAACCAAATAGGATGACATTTATCACAAAAACATAGAGAGCCAAAAAAGGATATATCTTTATCTATCGCTTCTTGTATGTCTTTTCTCTTTGTTCCGCAGCACGTACAATATAAATAAATCTTTTGTTTTGTTTCCAAATTTGTACAATCTTTTGTTTCTACAAAATGACAATGTTCATCCAATACGTATGTAATTTGTTGGTTTGGATAGTAAAACAACTTTTTAAGTTGCTCCTTAACATGTTTATTTGCTTCTTCTTTGTTCGACATTGTCTTTTTCTGTGTTTTGTGATTAAAGTGAAGTAACTATTAATTTTGAGGTTCAAAAACGCTTATTTATTGGAACTCCGTATATTTATCATAATCATAATAATCATGGATATTCATTTTGTTATCTTCACAATACTTACATAAATCAAACCAAATACGATGACATTCATCACAAAAACATACACAACCCCAGAAAGAAGTATTTTTGTCTATAGCTTCTTGTACGTCTTCTTTTTTAGTTCCACAACACGTACAATACAAATAAATCTTTTGTTTTCCTTTTAAATTCATAGAATCCTTTGCTATTGTAGTTCCGGTCCAATAAAAACCTTTATCTTCTTGTTTAATTTGTACGTAAATATTTTGTTGATTTGTATAATAATATAGCTTTTTAAGTTGATTGATAACGTGTTTAACTTTTTCTTCTTTCGACATTATTGTTTATCTCTTTTGTTTTTTAGATTAACTATGAAGTAATCATTAATTTCTTGTTTTTAAAACGTTTGTTTATTAGAATTTCATGTATTTATCGTAAAAATCATATTTAGCAAGATTAATTCTATTCCCTGTACAATAATTGCATAAATCAAGCCAAAGACGATGACATTCATCACAAAAACATATAGATCCAAAAAAACTTGCTTTCTTATCTATGGCCTTTTGTACATCTTCCTTTTTTGTTCCGCAACAAGTGCAGTACAAATAAATCTTTTGTTTTCCTTTTAGATCCATAGAATCCTTTGCTTCTATAGTTCCAAAATCTATATAACCATTCTTCTGTATTTTTGTTTGTACATAGAGATTTTGTTGGTTCGTATAATAAAACAACTTTTTAACTTCAGTGTTAACGTGTTTGATTGCTTCTTCGCTCGACATTCTGTTTTTTTTTTGTTTTGTTTTTACTTTCTTCTTCAACTGAAATAAATCAAACCTACGAACCTAAGAAAAAATTAAGGTATGTATACGAATATTCGTAAAGCGTTACCCCAATTTTTTGCGATAATAATCAGATAATTTGATTCTATGGGGAAAACATTTATTACAAAACCCATTGTTTATTATAGAAATAACTTTGAGTTAATGTCTTTTCACACGTCTCCTTTTTTGAGTTTTTAAAACGTTTATTTAATAATAGAGATATTCATATATCGGCATTTTTACATTATTTTCTCTGGAATATCTCCATAAATCTAACCATATACAATGACATCCATCACAAAAATAATTACAGCCAAAAAAACTTGCATCTTTATCTATGGCTTCTTGTACGTCTTGTTTTTTTATACCACAGGACATACAATATAAATAAATCTTTACTGCTCCTTTTACATCCATAGAATCTTTGGCTACTGTAATTCTATACGATAGTTCGTTATTTTTCTCTTGTTCTATTTCTACATAGGTATTTTGTTGATTCGTATAATAAAACAACTTTTTAACTTGTTTCTTTACATAGTTTTTTGCTTCTTCTCTCGACATTGTTTTTGTCTTTTGTTTTTATGAGTAAGACATCTTTTTTGAATAGAAAAACCAAAATTCTAAACGAAAGGAAAGCCCTTGCTTTTTTAAAAACAAAAGAAGAAACAATGTGTATTATAGGGGGTTTGACCTCTTATCAAAACAAGAGTTGGATACAAAAGCATATAAAACGATTACTATGTAAGATTTTGAAAGAAAAGTTTATTCGTATTATAAATAAAAAAAGAATTGTTCTCGTTAAAATACATCATAAGAATCAACTTCTTTACAGTAATCATAAATGTTCAGTCTATTATTATGGCAATAATTGCACAAATCAACCCACCGCTCATTACAAGTATCACAAAAGCGGAGATTTTTCCATAAAAAATCGTTTTTATCAATAGCTTCCTTTACGGATGGTTTCAAAATGGAGCAACAAGTACAATACAAATAAATCTTCTCTTCACCTTTGAACTGTTCTGAATTCGTAGCTTGGGTAACTCCTATCCATTTGAACTTTCCATCTGTGATTTTAGTTTGTACATAGATTTTTTCTTGATTTATAAAAGAATATAAAGACTTAATCTCATCTTTTACATGTTGAATAATCTTGCTTTCCATAATCTTTTTTTTGTTTCAAAAACGATCTTTTGTTCTTGAAGGATTTTTAAAGTAAAAAACCAATATTCAACCTAATTTCCGACATACAAACCTATCATCCAGTAATTATATATCATACCTTTTTTTTGAAAAATCTGATAGTGTATATCTTTTATTCTTTTAATAAACAAAAAAGGGATTACAGAAAAGACTTGAGTAATTTCTTTTTTTAAACTCAAAGACATATCAACGACATAAAGAAAAAAGGATGGGTATTACAGGATTTTGGCCTTTTATCAAAGAAGAGTTGGATACCAAAGCGTATAAAACGATTACTATGCAAGATCTAAAAGGAAAGACTCTTCTATTTGATACAAAAGGTCTTATCTACAAAGTAAAACAAGGACCTCAAGGAATACAACTATATTTGGGAAATTTTATTCGTATAGTTCACGAATGCTTAAAGTATAACATTGAACCTATATTTATTATGGATGGTATTCCACCAAAATCAAAGCAATTTGTAAATAAGAAAAGAAAAGAAAGCCGAGAGAAAAGGACAAATGAGATTATTGAACTTCAAGAACGATTAAAAGATGCTAAAAAAGATTTAGGAGTACCGATTTATTTTGAAGTAGAAGAATTACGTGATATGTCTTATGATCTTAAAAAAGATGATTTAGATAGATTGACTGAAATAGAAATTTCTCTTACACAAAAAGTAAATGGAACCAACATGGTTTCTGACGATGATGTAGCTCAAGTCTATTTCTTATTAGAAAGAATGGGTTGTTGGGTTATTCGAGGTCATGGAGAAGGAGAAGCGTTATGTGCTTATCTTAATCGACTGGGTTATGGTTATGCTGTAGTTAGCGATGATTCTGATTCATTTCCATTTGGAGCTAAGAAACTGATTCGTAATTGGAATTTACAAGGAAAGAAAAGTATGGAAGATCCAGAAGCTGGAAAGATGAAACTCTATGATTGTGATTTAATTTTAAAAGAATTAGGAATCGACATTGATCAATTGATTGAAATTTGCATCTTGTGTGGAAATGACTTTAGTAATGGTGTAAAACCTGCTGGGTTTGGTTTTAAAACTTCTTTTCTTGCGATTAAAGAACTTGGTTTAATTGATAAAGCTCTCGATCGTAAAGTAAAAGAAAACTTTATCAAGAAAAGAAAAAAACTGTTTGAGATTCCTAAAGAATTTGAACCCGAAGTACCAAGAAAAGAGTTTTATACCTACGCAAAGTTTTCAGAGTTATTTTCTTACATAAAGAAACCAGAAAAGTTAGAATGGAAACCTGAAGAAATAGTTTCTTTTCTTAAATCAAACAAGATGTCTATTCTTATTCCTACTTTTTGTAACGTCTATCAGTATGTATTTGGAAAAGAACTATATACAGAAGATATATCCCCAAACTTTGAGAAAGAAATCAAATTACCGTCAGCTCCATCACTTACAATCGAAGAAAACTTAAAAATTGATACTCTTGTTGAAAAAGAATTTGGCGCCTATAGAGAAAAGTATCTTTCGAGTAGTTCTAAAGAAGAAGTCCTTATCGATGAATCTCCAAAAAGAAAACGAGTAACAAAAACCAAAAGTCAAGAGGAAAAGACGTTACAAGTTTTTGAAGAAGAAACGCTTGGAAACCATAAAATCAAAGTAAACTTTACTGATTCAAAAGATGAATTCCTTTTTATTAAACCTATCAAATCCAAAAAGCCCGTCATACTAAACGATTAGATTAGAAAGTTGTTCTAGATAAATAAAGTTGTGATTCAATCATTGTTTATTTGTTATATTCTTGATAATAAAAACAAGTTCTCTTTAAAGAGAAAATCCCAAGACCAAGTTTGTTTCTCGAGTGTAAGTAATGCCGCCAAAGATGGGAGCATTTTCGTGAGTAAGAACCGTAGCAGTAGAGTTTCCAGAGTTGAAAGAAGCAGCAGCTAAGTATATAGGACTTAGAGATTGTCCAGAAATAAATTGTGTAGTATAAGCGTAACCCAATGGTTGACCTCCATTTCCTAAAACAAATCCACTAGGAGGATTATTTGTATTTCCAAAGCGATTTGTAATTGGGTCTCCAAGAGCGGAATTATAAACAAAGATGGGTTGTCTTTGAGAACCAGGTCCATTACAAAGAATAATAGAAGGAGCTCCACCAAGTTGAATTAAGGCTCCAGAAACATTTACAGTTGTACTCATAATTGCATAGTTTCCTGCTGTAACTAATTGAACAAATAAAGGAACTCGAGATCCTGTAGGACAAAGTGTATCTGCACTTGTAACAGATTGAGATCCTGTGGTCATAGTTGTGACTGTGTTATCTAAATTGTTCACTTGAGCTCCTAAAACAGCAAATCCAATAATCAATCCGATAATGATAAGAATTGCAACAACCAAAAACGCGATCAATACATCTCTTGCTAGGGGTTCTGTTGTATCAGTAAATATGTTTTTTGTTTTATCTTCTCCGTTATTTACGGTAGATGTAGGTGTAGACATTCCTTGATTGTTTTTTTATTATTGTTTTTTTAATAAAATCTATTTTGCTAAAGGTCTCTTTTTTTAAACAATACTACTTTTTCAAGACTATACGCCTTAATATCTTTCTTACTACAACAGACTCTGTGAGAACAAGCAGAACGGGATTTTAAAAACAAAATCTTTCTTGGCTTTTTCTTATTAAAATCTAACGAAAAACAAAACTTATTGAATTGTTAAAATCCTTTATTTTCGATTCATTCATCTTTTCTTTCAAACAAAAGAACATGTTTTGCTACGTCACACCAAAGTGTACTTACAAAACTCTAAATACAAAGGTTCATCTTGAGGAGTTTTTTGTTCTGTAATCTTTTCGGATCTGAAACTTTCTTTGTAAGACTTTTCGTTTAGTAACAAGTTTATGTTGATAGATCGATCTCCCTTGATTGTATGATTACTATCAATCCAAGTAACAAAAATCTCTTTCGGTATAGCTAAAGAAATTGATTCATCGTAAATACTCGCTCCTCCACAAATCCAAAGGTCTCCATTTTCTTTCTCTTGCCAATGTTTGATGGCCGATTTAATCGATGAAAAACAGTTTTCTGTTTCTATCTCGGTTTTTGAAAGTTGTAGAATCTTTCTTTTTACTAACTTTCTTCCTTCTAAACTTTTTAATGTCTTTGAACCCATCAATAAACAATTTGTTTTTGTTTCGTCAGGATGAATAGTCATATTCTTGAAGAATGTAAAGTCTTTTAAACTTTTCCATGGTATTTTGTTTTCACATCCAATAATCCCATCTTTCGTACAAGCAACGATAAGATAAATAGATCTTTCTTTTGTATTCGAAACCGTTGGTAAAACTACTTCTTTCTTCACTTCCATCTTTTGTTTCTTAAAAAAATCGATGTAATTGATTAATCAAGTTAAATGATAAACGAAAATTGGTTTTACTAAGTCATTTATTAAACTTTGGTTTCCAAATTGCATAATAATTCTTGTCTGATAATTTCTTGTTTAAATAAATCGATAAATGCTTTAGATGTTTTTGTATCTTCTACTGGACCTTCTTTGGCTTTTTGGATATATTCTAAAAGTTTTTCGATAAATGTTTCGTTTTTGATTATCAAACGTAATTTATCAATATTTTTTTTCAAACTTTCGTCTCTTTCCATAATTGTTTTTCGGATTTTATGCGATGAGATCTCGATATCCATAATATCAGAAACTTTGATTTTTGATATAGATTCCATAGCCTTTAAACAGAATTTATCTACATTTTTTAGATATTCATTTCCTTCTTTAATGTATTTCACATCGTAAACAATATCATGCATCAAAATAAGCAATGAAAACTCTGTTAACTTTGGATCTTTGCTATGTAATGCCGGGAGTCTTTTCCCAACGCTGGATCTACACCTTCTCACCCGAAACACCTTCTCATTCTCACGTCAGTCACAATTCTCCTTCTCCTGTCTGTCAACTCCAATTCTTTTACTCTCACATTCGAATAAACTCGAAACCCAACACAACAACTAATCTCGTACTTTTATTTATTGGCCCTACAGCTAGACTTGATTTGATTTAAAATCTCTTCTATAACGTTTATCATAAAATCCCAATTTTCAAATATTGGATCCTTAAGGTCTACGTCTGGGTTATTCATTAACTTTTCCTTTGAGTTTTTCACCGCTCGTAAAACACGTTCGAAATCGATTTGGTTAGACAAACCCAACATAATACTCGCCATTCTTCTTGTTCCAAAAATTGTCTAGTTATAAATTGGCGTTTTTTTTGTTTTTAAAAAAACGAAAAACTAATGTTCATAAAAACTACCCAAGATTACTAATAACTATCAAGTTCAGAAAAATACAAATAGAGAGTAAGAATGAATGCAAGTTGAAGTTTTTTTTGAAGAAAAGTAGATAAGGATGTGTTCCAATCTTAATAGTTTTTTTTCGGATTGCACAAAAAGAGAAGGCGATAAAACAAACAAAAAAAAAGCAGGCTCTACATAAGAATTTTTTATTCGTTAATTACAAAACATGTCTGAAAAGGAAAACAAACCTAAAAAGAAGATTATTCCTACTTCATCGGCGGAAAATGAAGAATTGATTACTTTGAAAAAACCAGAACAAAAATCTTCCAAACCTAAAGAAAAACCAAGTGAACCTAGAAAACAAGAAAGCAGAAGAGGAAATCCAGAACAATCTACACAAATGAGCGCCGTATATGCTACACCAACAGTCATGGAAGAAAAAGAACGCTTTGATGAAGATCAAGAACAAGATCCTCGACAACAAAGAGCCGAAATGCATCAACAACAAAAAAGAAAGAAATTAATCTTTACCGTTTTCATAATCTTTGTTGTTTTATTAATCGTTGGTGTGGTTATTGCATTCATTGTTTTGTACATTAAACGACAAGGAAAAATGGGAGCTAAGAAACCAAATCAAACCGGTTCTTCCTCTGTTGCTGGTTCTTTACTTCCTTCTACTCAAGCCTCTACAAATCCTTTACTTATTAATAATCCCGCACAACATGCTCTTAATAATCCAAATCTTCAACCCATTAATCAACCTAGCGTTGTAGCTCAACCATTATTAGGACCTAATGGTCAATTTGCCCCTATCGGAAATCAACCTACATCTGTTATTAAAAACGGTGGTAAAACTCTAAAGAAGATTGTCCATGAATCCGAATCTGAAGAAGAAGAAGAAAAATCCGAGTCCGATGAATCTGTTATTTTGATAAAGTCAAACAAAAAGAAACAAGGAGATAAGAAGAAAGCCACCTCAAAGAAACCAAAAGACAAGAAGAAACAAACTTCTAAAAAATTATCAAAACAAAAAACCAAAGTTTCTCCAAAGCAAAAGAAACCCGAAAAAGAAGAATCAGAACCTGAAGAAGAAATCGATTTAGATGGATCTGAAGATGAACCTTTTCAAGAAGACGGACAAATAAGCGAACCAGAACAAGACAAATCAGAAGCAGAAAAAGCCGATGAATAATCAATATCTTTCTTTCTTTTTCTAAAACATAAATAAACCATTCTTTGATTGTTTAATGAAATTGCCTTGTTTATTTTCAACTCTTTTATAAGAAAAAGTACATACAAAGATAGAGCGCTTAAAGCATGTCAAAAGAGGAACTAGCTTCCAAAGCTATGGTAAATTTAGATTCATAAAACTGACGAGATTCTTCTACCGAAGAAAACTTTCTAACAGAATTAAAACAGAGTTCTAAAATTCTTCCACAGGTTCTTGTTGTTGGAAGTTCATCATGCTTTTTTTCGTTTATGATAATGTAAATAGAAGAATCACCGGCACAACCAAGAAGAGGAGAGCCAGTGATAAAATACAAAAACTTTTTGAGATTACGACTGTCTAATTTCCAAATAAACTTTACTAAAGCACTTATCGGACAGATCGAATTATTAGAAGATATAATATGGTCTTTATAAATACAGGTTTGATGTTTCATGCCTTCGAGAGAAGGACTATTAATAATTTTTAAAACTCGTAAAATCATCGGTGGATCGATTTGTTGAGCAGAAGGGTCATAGAATTGATTGTATAAGATTCTATAGGATGGTTTATAATCAATCAAAGTTGTAAAAAAACCATTACGCAATGAATTCAATAAAACTAGTGAAACTTTTTTTTGAATAAATTCTTGCATAGAAGATTTTAAGTACAAATGAACCGTAGATTGTGTGATTGGAAAAGAAGAACCTATGAAAGACATTTCTGATTCAGGAAAATCAGAAAATGCATAGTCTTCTGATAACTCTTTATCGCTCAAGTAATAAAGTTCAAATTTATTAAGACAAAACTTTGGTTCAATATCATAAAGGTCTTGAATTTGAATAGGTTCTAATTCAGGTCGAAAAGATAATAGTTTCCAAAACAAAGGAGGTTGATTTAAATGAAACTTTATCTCATGTATCAGAGCATAGTTTAATAAAAATCCTAATACTTGTGTATGATGACTGTTTTCTTTCCAACTACAATTCATCAAAACAGATGGATCAATTTTTCGTTTTTGATTAGACTCCAAAAAACTTTCAACTCCAATTTCGTTTTTTGTTGTCGTGTTTTGATTGTTGTTTATTGTGTTTGATAAAGACGATGATGAAGAAGGATTGTTTTCTTTGAGCATAGAAAACCAATCAAACATTTTTAGTTTTTCAATAGATTCCCAATACATGGTGATACATTGTTGTTCTACACCACGACCTTGACCAATATCAAGAAAGTTTTGAGCTGTTTGAATACGAAAAGGAATAGAGTTTTTTGCTTTTTCTGTATGTATTTGATAATCTGGAAGTTTTAAACTCTTTGTTATTACAGAAATAATATGAAGAGCCGAATCAATACTTTGATTATCTTTCCAACTCGAAGATAGAATAATGTTATCTTTCAAAAGTGGTTGTGATTCAAACATAGACAAGTAATCTCTTTCTTTAGGATGAAATTTAGCATACTCGTATTCCTTTATTCCTAATTGATAATTTCTAGTCAAATCTTTTTCCTTTTTCCAAATACAGAAAAAAGGGTGGTTTATTACATCATTTATTGTTTTTATTTCACGTCCTGTCATAAAACCTACTAAAGCTACAAATATATCGCCTCCTTTCCATCCTATGGGAAGTATACGACTCATTTTATAGTACAAAAAATCTTTCCACCAATCAAATGGTGTTCTTAATTTCCATGATAAAGGTGTATACACCAAATGATCATAAATTAGAAAGAACCAAAATGTTAATTCCCATACCATTCGTTTATCTTCTTCTTCTTTTGTTAATTGATCAAGTTCCCATTCTTCGAAGTAAATATTGTCTTGAATACAATTAATCCAATCTCTCCAAATCTTTTCAAATTTTAACGTACAAGTTTCCAATCCATAATAAATATCAAGATAACCATCTCCAGAAAGGGATTCTTTTGGATCAAACTTTGGAAGAAATTCAGAGTTTCTTTTTTGTATCTTTCCGATAGAATTATAAAGCATTGGATGAATCATATGATACCATATATCCTTTTTTGAGGCAACGGCTTGATACGTATGGTTCAAAAAAGCTCCAGGAAAGAAACAACAAATTCTTCGTAATTGTATACTTCTTTCAAACCTTTTCCATTTCAAACTAGACCAATAAAGATCTTCTTGATTCAATGAATTTTGATTCTCAAAAGCTATAAAACTAGTCATGATGGAATTTGAGTTGGAAAACGATTTTTTATCAACCAACTTTGTAGGCTTCTTTGTTGTCATTTTCGGACAATTTAGCCATGGAGGAATTCGAGAGTTATGATCATAAAATTGCTTTCCTAGCTTATCCTCATACTCTTTTGGGTTCTTCATGATGGATAACTTCATTCTCCATTTTTTGGTTTTTTCGTTTGATAATAAATTATTTTCATAACGATAAAACGATTGAATGTGTATCTTGAACCATTCTTCCAACTCTTGAATAGAACCTAGTTTTAAAAACTCATACCATAAGTCTAATCCAACAAGAGGTAATTCTAAAGCGGAAGAATATCTTGGTATTTTTGATATCAAGTTTTTCCATAAAACGATTTTTTTAGAAAACCATTCATAATCCTTTCTTTGTTTTTCACAATGAATACTAATGTTTTTCCAATAATCTTCAATAGAGTTTTCAAAGTTTTCAATCGATCGCATGTTGTTCAACAAGTATTCTTTCGAAGTAGCAAAGATCGATCTAGCTGAAATAATTGGATGTTGCATTTTTATTATTATTTTAAGACCTTGAGGTTCACCAGCGCAAATCATTAATCCGCAAGGCAAGTTATATAATAAATTGGGTTCTTCTTTTTCTTCATAAAGTATTGGACATCGATCACTTCCAAAACATTCTATTTGTTGAATTAGCTTTTCTATTTGTCTAGCATCACGACCATCCACATTTAAACAATCTCCTCTTTTCATGTGTTCTTTATATTGTTTAAAACTAATCCATTCAATTTCAGGCCAATGCGGATTTGATTGAATCCATTCACAAATGTCTTCCAATTTAGATTCTATAGAATCTAAACCACTTAAAGATACATTTAAAGCGCTCATAGGTTCTGTACAGTAACGTACAACTCGATCTATATTATGAAATATTTTTATACACGTTGTAAAATCATTGTTTAATAAAATCGGCGAATGATTTAAACCAAAAATCAACTTCCCAAAGTCTTTTGATAACCTTTCCGCTATCTTTTCCCTTTCTTTTTCGTTTATAATTGTTTTTTGATCAAAAAAAGAACATGACCAAAACGGTATCACTGTAATCTTTGGTATAAAGAATAAATAAGGTGAATTATTTCGAGCATCATCAATAAAGTTATTAGAATGTTTGTTATATTCTTGCTCTTGCTTTGTTTCATTCTTTGAAGGAAAATCAAAAGAAAGTGGATCTTTTATTTTTGAACAATTAGGCTCGTAAAGATTTGATTCTAGATTCATTATTCTTAAGATACCCAAATGATTCCATTCTAAAGGATCTATCCATCCATAATACAAACTTCTTTCCAAGTCCCATTGATTTTTATTCCAAGGTTTTAAAACAATCGGGTTTGAATTAACTATATTTGTAGATGTTTCAATAGATGAAGTAATGTAATTACAAGGCGCAAAATAGATCCATAACTTTGAAAACATACTTTCGGTAAAGATATTCCAATCAACTTTATGACTCCACATTAACCATGGAAATAAATCTGGATGTTCTAATGCTCTTTTTAAGAATCTTATAAATGCTAAATAGATTCTACATCGATCAAAAAAGTTGTGTCGATTTCCAACAATAGATCTTTCTTCTGTTATGATCATATGTTGTAAAGGAACGTATTGTAGTTTATCAGACTTCCATTTTTTAATGTAAGCCATTAACGGAATAGAAAATGGTTCATAGTTGTTTTCTAAACTTTTCGTTTTCCATTCCCAAAAAGAATCATACTCTTCTTTCGCTTTAGATTTTGATCTTTCAAACGAAACTTTATGGTGATTTGATTGTTTTTCTGATAACTCAATTTTCAATTCATAAGGAAATAAATCATTTGCTTCTTGTTGATTTAAACTCTTTAACCAACTATTTATTTCAAAATCCTTTAAAGCCTCATAAGACCATTCATAGATAACAGTATTTCCCGAAACGCTCAATACAAACTCCTTTTCTTTTTTCTTTCTCTTGAATACTTCCTCTTCTGTTCCTTTAAACTTTCTCTTATTGTTGTATTCTTCCATTCGTGTTTTTTGTGGGAACAAGAATTCCCTTTAAAAAAGTTTTTTTAATACTTTAAAAACGACAGATTATTATGTATCAAAATTTGCTTCTCTATCCTCATAACTTTGCTTTTCTTATTTTAGAAATACTCTGGGATCCTCAAAGAGGTTTTTTTTAATAAAACGACTTTTTTAAATCGTCAGGTAAATGACTTTTCAAACAAGAAACGACACACATAATTATTTTTTTTGAAATTGTAATTCAAGTTAGAACAAAACATGTGTTTTTTTCGAATTATAAATAAATGGATTAAAGAGAAAAAAAGATGAAGAGGTTTTTCTTTTTGTTACTTTTACTAGAAGAACTTTGTTTTGGTCTTTAAAAGGATTATACATAGATCTAATCGAAAGCAAAAAGTTAAAAAGACCAAAAAACTAGATCCTTGTTTAGATAAAAACGGATAAAAAAAGAAACTTTTAAACGTTTAAGCAATGTCAAACACTAACAAAATCAAAATGGAAAGTGATCCTTTCTTTCAAGGAATCATTCGAAAAAAGCCATTTGATCTTCTGGAAGCCTTTACAAATTTAGAATCTTATAAAATCTATGAATTACGAGATAAAGGAACAAAAAGAGCAAAAGATGCCTATGAAGCCATTCAATCTGATTCAAATTTAATCTATGCTTTTGAAAAGTTTGAAACTTACGTTACTGAAGGATATAATGTGGAAACATTTCAAAACATAAGCAAAGTTTTGTCCTTTTTCTCGATTGCTAGAACCATTCAAAAAGACGTAGAAGATGAAAAAGACACATCAAAGAAAAATGATAAGATCAAAAAGATTAAAGAAAAGATAGAAAAGAATGCAAAGAAACTTTCTAGTACAATTGCTATCTTTGCTTATTATTTTCAAAACATTATAGAATCTTATTATAAACAAGAACAGAATGAATTATTTGGCCCTCCTGAAATTGCTGATGGCGTTGGTTTATTTCTCTTAAAAATGATGAGATACGGAGCTTTTCCTCGTTATGTTGGAGAAACTTTCATGGATCAAACAAGAAACAACTATGTAGTTTTTTTACCTACTTATTTGGCTATTTACTTTGACGATTATAATCGACCTGAAGTTATTGGATCAACATATCAAGAACTTTTAATTACGGATGCTCGAAAACCATTAAGACTTAAAGTAATGACAGATGATTCTCTTGTTCAAAAGAAATCAGAACTTACTAAAGAAACTGTTAGTTTCTGGGAAAAGTTAAAAACTGAACTTAAGTCCCTTGACGATAATGATAACTACCCAAAATTCAAATCTATTATAAATAAACCCGGGATAACTGGTGATATAGATGGTGGTTTTCCTTTCTTCAATACTTCGCGAGATATTGTTGCTCTTTATTATGCAACTGAGTCTCCAACTGGAGTGTTTGTTGCTACTACAAGATCTTACACTAGTACCGACGCTATTTTGGAAAATAGTTTATTGACCATAGTAAATTCTATTCTCAAAGCTATGAACGCCGATCCTATGATGACTCGATTACCGCAATTCAATAATCCGAAAATCATTCAAAAAAGCAACGAAGAAAAGATGAAAGATTTTAGAAATGGAACTTGGCAAAACAAAAAGATATCTGCTCTTTATTTTGTTCCAGTTCCAGAAACAACTACAAATCTCAAGTTTTCTATCCCCGAAAAAGAAGTCAAAAAGATCAAAAAGCCTGAAGAGTTTGTTTCTGCTAAAGTAATTGAAGCCTCCAAATGTATCTTTGGAGAGAAATGTACCAACGAAGAGTTTGCTAAAGCATTTGGACCCCTTATTCAAATGAAGAAAGAAGATCCAGATAACAGTGAAGCGGTTAATTTAGTTAAATCGTTTTGTAAATCTGTTAAAAATCCAGCTTCTTTCGAAACTCTTCGATTAACATTAGGACTTCCTATGATTGATGGAGAATCAGACGATGCAAAATGCAAGAGAATTGAAAAGGCCATTTTGAAAAACATCCAAAGCTAATAAACCATAGAATGAAAATAAGGCATTAATCTTCTTATTTTTATTGTTGAAAAACCAAAACAAATATACTAATTCAAAAAAAACTTTGTTCTTTTTTTCTTTGTGTTTAGTAAGCTTTTCTTTGAAGCTCGGATGTAATTAGACATGAATTTTTATAATCTCTAACGCGGAAAAAAGAATGGAGGTTTTTTAGGTTAAGAGACAATAGAGGATCGAAAAAGACTTTATCAAAAAAAAGATAGGCAAAGGTTTTTTTCGATTATTGAAATCAGCTATAGCTTGGAAAAAAAACTTGATTAAAAAGAAGATAAAAGAGCTATTAAAGAACAATGTCAATTTCTTTTATAAACATTGATGGTCCCGATGGTTCAAAAAAGCTGAACCCAAAGGATCCAAAAGTTGCCATCACTACCGGAAAAAAGTTAGAACAACCATCATCCGATAATGTAAATTATGGAACAGTTGGCTCAGATTTCGATCCTATTAAACCTGTTGTTGAATTACCTGAACCATTCTCCTTTCCAGAAAAAAAGGAACCTAAAAAACTTGATGATATTGAAGATTTAAAAGCTCAAATAAAACGAATTCAAGAAGCTTTGGATGTAAAAGAAAAGGAATCTAAAAAGCAAGAAGAAGAAAAGAAGAAACCAAAGGAAAAACCAGTTAAACCAATCGAAACTTTAAAGGTTCAATATGCAGAAACCTTTTTTGCTCTTGCAATGCTTGATTTTGTCGAAGATCCATTAAGATACGGAGTAGAAGGAAAAAATAATTACCAAGTCCGAGTTGCAAGCAAAGAGTGGTTCAGAAATTATTGGGAAATGATTGCTAATGGTTGGCCTTTGAATGGAAATCTCGGATTAAAGGATTGGTTGAAGAGATCCGCTAAAGTGTTTGAAAAACAATTAGGAATCAAAGTGATTGAAAACGAAGGCAAGGATGACGAAGTAAACCACGTTTACGAAGCTGCTCTTTGGTATCCTCAATTCGATCGACAAAAAGAACGATTTCAAGCTGGAAATAACCGATTATTGTCAGACATTCGACTTCAATCATCTTCTGTAAACCCATTCTTACCTGGAAACATTAAAGAATTATCAAGTGGAAAAACGAAAGAAGTTTGTGCACCAAGACAATTTGATTTTGTTTTGAATGGCGAAGTGTACAAAGACTTTTTAAGAAACTGGACTTACTACAATCCTGACAATGTAACCATTGAACTTTTTGGAAAGACTGGAGTACGACAAACTGTGGAATGTTCTCCTCAACCTGGTTTTGAAGAAAGTTGGGTTCCTTTGGAATACAGAGAGAAAATCTATGCAGCTTACGACATGACTGAATTCAAATACTTGGATGACTTTGAGTTCCAAACATTGTTGTACAATGTTGCTGGACCTATTACGACTGAAGATTCACCAAGAGATATCGATTCAGAAGGTCATACTTTTATTACAATCAAAATTGGAAGCAAATCTTACAAAGTTTATTACGCAGAAATTCAAATGAATTATCCTCTTTGTGCAGACTCTAAAGATAAAGGAATTACACTTGCCGAATGGTGTGATATTAATAATAACGATCCAGAATTACTTCCTCTTTACTATGTTTTATTAAACTTAGAACCTCCTAAAAATGAAGGAATGCCCGGAATGCCCGGAATCTTAAAAGATTTTATTTACACACAAGAAAGTCGAAAAGGAAAAGTTACTAGAATGTGGGCCGATGCTCCTTTATCAGCTTTCCAAATGCAAGCTATGAAAACTTATGGAGTTGATCTCGATAAAAATCCAACTATTTCTCATGAAGAATGTCTCGACATTTTCATTCGAAACATTTATGAAGTTTGTAGATCTGTTCCTTTTGCCGATTGGCCTAGACTTGAAGACGAAGAACCTACTGAAAAATACATCAACATTTTAACCAAGTTATTTGAATATGGAGGTCATCGAGGTTGTTCTGTTGCTGATGCCATGAATAAAGCAAAAACTTCTGGAATTCTTTCTCCCCAAACTGCCATGACTAAACCTGCTACTTACGTAGATAAGAAAACAGTTCTTAATGCTCCAAAGATCGTTCAACAAACCTACAAAGAAGGTTTACTAAAATTCTACGACTCAAAAGTCCGTCCCTTTATAACCGGTGTCTAACCTAATTATTCTTTACTTACTTTAAATAAAAAAACTATCAAACACATCGTTTTGTTGACTTTTTATTAAGTTAAATCGGGGAGTAACAATGATGTTAGTTATTGATTTTCAAAGGAAGAGCTTTGTCAAACACAAATCTTCTAACAAATTTATTATGTTCTTGATTATAAACTACTATGTCTTCTGAAGGTTGTACAATAGTATCATCAAAAGACCAAACGATTTCTAGATTCCAATCAGGTAAATTTGTAAGAAACCAAATAGTTTGCGTTTTTCCAACAATAAATTCATCATTGGGCCATTTTGAATGCATACAAACTATAATCTTTTTCAAGCTTTTTGAAGATAACGTAAACAATTGCAGATGGAAATAAGGACTTGTCTCTAAGTAATTCCTTGAATTATTTGGTTTTTGTACATATCTATGATAAATTCCATTATCCCAATGTAATTCAGCCATTTCTTGCTCCAACGAAGGAAAAGTTTTAATCAATCTTGAGTTTAAAGCAGTCCAAGCTATGTCTAACTTGAATTTATACGCTCCAAATTCTTTTACAATACCATTAACGGATTCAATAACATACCAATTGTAATCATTAATCAAAACGATAAGTAACTCTTGTGGTAAAAACTTATTTCTATGACTTAAAACTATAACATCGCATTCCTTCTTTGGTATAAACATTGGTTTTAGAATAAATATTGCTTTTCTTCTTTTGAGAATAGAATGTACAATGTCTAAAATTGTTTTGTTACACAATCGAATAGTTAATATCTCTTTGTTTGTGATAAACTCGATAATCTCTCCATATATTTCTTTAGGAAGGATAGGTATCTTTCTAATTTCCATTGTCTTCTTTTATTGATCAATCTTAAGACCTTCTTTTTCTTTCTTTCTTAAGTTCTAGTTTACTAAACATGTTAAAAACTCAATAGTTCGTACTAAACATACTTTGATAAGTTTATTGTGTTTTAACGAATAGAAGGAAAAGAGAAAAATCTTATACAATGATCAAGTTTAAACTGATCGACCTTGAAAATGAAAAGGATAATCAAGTTGTAGAAATTGATGAAACAAATACAAAGCTCATAGATCTTGTCAGAGTTTTATTATCAAATTCAAACAAACGATGGAATATAGCTTCCTTTTTTATAAAAACCAATCAAGAACAACTTTCTTTGTTGCCTTTGTTTATTGATCTAAAAACAATTGCGTTAAACAAATCTCTTGTAACTCTTTTCTACAAAATTGAAAGCATCAAGGATGATAAAAAGTTTGTTTCTTTCGACTTTGGAAGTGATTTGTTTTTTAAACAAGTTGTAATCGATTTCTCAATTGATTTGAAAACTGTATTACAAAAAGAATGGTTTATTGATAAACCCGAACTCCTTTCTGTTTTTGTTTTTGATCCAATCAATGCTTTAAAGAACTCGATTGATGTTAATAAAAGTTTGTTAGAACAAAAAGTTTCAAACGGAAGCATTTTACAATTTAGTAAACTTTCTTCTGACGATGAATCGATTCTAAAAGCAAAAGCAATGAAACAAGAAGCAAACTCTTTATACGATTTATTAAAAACTTTTTCTTACAAAAACATTCAAGTGTTTGAAAAGCCCTTAGTTAAAAACAACTCGGATACAAAGAAATGGCAGTTTTCTGATAAACCCTTTTATACAAAGGAAGGAGTCAATTACTACTTATTATACAAATAAACATAACCTTACAACCATTAGCTCTTTTGTGTGTTTTGATTGAAGCATTAAGAGAATCATAAGATTTTTTAAATGTTTATTATTTAAAAAAAGGGAGAGATGATGATTAGGCGAGAGGGGCTTGAGGAGCTACAGCACCAAAACTAGTCGATTGTCCCCAAAGAACACCAAAAACGATGGTCATAATTAAGAAAATCAAAACGAAAGCAGCCAAGATACCAATGGTAATTTGAACATCAGTATTTGAGAATGGAGAAGGAGTAACATCAGGATTTAAGCTGCTGCTAACACAACCAGGAACTGCAATCACATCAACGATTTCTCCGAGAACATTGTCATTTCCATCATTTGTAGCGTCAATAGAAACAATGTTTGGAAAGTCTGCATTAGTAACAGAAATCAAAACGGAGGAAGAAGAGGAAGCAGAGACAGAAGAAGACTCAGAGGCAGAAGCGGACGCAGAGGCAGAACCAGTTTCACTAGAAGCAACGATGCTCGCAGATGCAGATCCGAGACCTGCATCAGTTAAAGTCAAAACATCATTACAAATGTTCAAATAGTAAGTTGCAAAGGCAGGAATTGAAAAGTTTCCCAAGTCGGTAGTTGATTCTACAGATCCATCTGATTTTAAGATGGTAAAAGTAGCTTTTGTGTTATTAGTTGCTCCCAAAGTTAAAATAAATCGAGGAGTAGTTGTGGTGTAATTTTTGAAAAATCGAATTCTCCATAATCCAGATCCAGTATCTGAATTTTCAAGCAAGTAAGTGCTTCGGCTGTTTGCTCTATTAACATTATATCTTGGAACGCTATTTGCTAAACCCATTTTTCTATTCTTTCTTTAAATAGCTTATTGGCTTTTCTAATAAAAAAATCGCTTTTTTTTTCTTTAGCGGTAAGCTATTCTATCTATAATTTTTGATTTTTAGATTCACTCTTTAATAATTTTTACCAATAACTTGTGATATTAGGTTTTTTTTTTCCAAAAATTTTTGATATCTATCTTAACCTTTCTCTCTAGTTTTTTTGGAACGATTGACCTATCTTCTTTGGTTTTTCATGGTATCTTCTTTAATGCAAAACGAGAATAGAAAACAAACAACAAAAGAAAAAAAAGAGTTTAGTTATTATTTAACTTGTATATTTGTTATAATAATAAAAAAAGAGTAATTCAAGTATCTTCTTCTTGAAGACAACCGATAACATAAACCATATCTCCTATGCTTAAATTAAAATGAAATAGCATAATTCCATTTTCTTTAAATCCTATGCTAACTTTTTCAGAAAGATCTGCTATTTTAAGAATGCTTGTTATATAATCAAGAATGTATTCTTTGCATGGAGGAGGCTTTGAATCGGAAGAAGATTCTAATATCTTTTTCATACCATCGATTGATTCATAGTTAGAAGACTTTTGTAAGATAGAATTCAAGTTTTCATTTAATTGTTTAATTTGTGTGGATGAGATCCTTCCGTCTTCTCGAATTTCAGGAATAAAAATATAATCAGATTGTTTATCCTTTTCTTTCTTTTCATTCTTTTTCATTTCCAAAGGAAGAACGATTCTTTTCTTTGCAGCTTCCAAGTAGTTTTTTGATTCACCACCAGAAGCGATGTGAAGTTTAGAATAATCACAACCGATAAGTACAATCTTTGATATAGATTTAAACTTTTCAAAAATAGTTTGAGCCAAGTATTTTGTATCGAATACAATTGGTTTATCTATCATGATTTTTTTGCTACTATTTAACTCTTTTTCTGGTGGAGAAGGATCTCCAACGAGTTCTGTACAATCGATTAAACTAGTAGTTACATCAATCATAGCAATCGTCATATGATTAGGTTCTTTTTCATTTGGAAAGATAAATGCTACACTGCTATATTGTTCTGGTTTTTTGAATTTAGAAGCGAATGATTTTGTAGTAACTCGTAAGTTAAACTTTCTAGTACAGTGATAAATATCAAAACAGTCTGATTCTTTAGGTATGTTGATACATACTAATGCTACGTTTGCATTATCGATTGCAAAAACGGAAATTGTTTTTTCATCAAAAACAAGTGTGATTTCGGGAAATGTTGATTCAAGGTTTTCCATTAACTTTTGAAACTGTTTAACTCCTTGCATAAATGAAATAAACATTGGATAGTTTTTGTAAATCGATTCATCGATAATTCCACTAACAGCTTGACTTTTTTGTTGTTGTTTCTTTTGGAATTTACTTACTTTTGAATCAAAGTCTGTAGAATCTGTCTTCTTTGCTTTCTTAGTATTACTATTGTCTGAATCATTCTTTCTCTTCTTTGCTTCGGCTTTTGAACCTTTTTTTTTACTTTCGCTTGTTTCATCCTCTCCAAATAACTCTTCTTCCTTATCAAAAGGATCTTCTTCAAACAAGTCTGTCATTCTTCTTTCTTTGTTTCCTATTTATTTTTTCCTAACTCGGAACGTAAAAAAAAAAGAAGCAATAGTCTTTTTTGCTTTAAATGATACGTATGTTTTTGTTTAACAAGATAAAAAAAAAATAGAATGGCGTTTGTGTTTTAATACAAAAAGTTTATGAGTGGATAGAAAAAAATTAATCCTTTTATTTTAAAAATAACATAGAGTGATATCGTTTGTAGGATATTGATTCAAACAAAAACTAAATAAAGATTTTTTTTAGAATAGATAAATCACATGGCTTTAATCATAGCTGGAATCAAGGCTTTTATTCATCAAAAATTAGCTTCTATTGATGAGTTTTTCGAAGAAAGAAGACGAAAAAGAGAGTTTGATAACGCAGTTATTACGATAAAAAGAATCTTTATTTGGGATGGAAATGATCTTACAAAGTTACCAGAGAGAATCGATGATTCAAAGATTTTATCTACAAAGTATCCATTACGTAAAAACCAAAGTTTAACCTTTGATCACTTAAACTATGAAAACCCATTAGTAGAAATACATTATGAATTGTTTGATAAAGAGTTTTCCGTTATTTATAATGATAAAACCATTATTTTTCCTCCAATTGATCCAAAGATTAAACCAGAAGACCAAGGAATTTGCACAGAACATTCTTTATTTTCTGCGTGTTATTGTAGAATAACTTCTTCCGATATAGAAGATAATGTAGAGATAGAAGAAACAGACATTGTAGATTCCATTAAACATTATGAAGGATTATTTCATTCTTTTCATATTCATCCTTCTAATCATAAATCAGCTTCGATTCAAGATGTTTTAAAAATTATGCATTCTGTTTGTTCTATTATTCCAGAATCACCTTCCCAAGCTTTAGAAATACACTTTGGTAAAAACGCCCAATATAAAACCATCGAAGAATACATTCAAAACATGCAAAGTATGAACAAAATACATAGTTCGGGCTTCCTTAAACTTGGATTGATTAATCAAACTATAATTCATCCTTCTTTTTGTTGAAAAAAAAAAACCTTTTTACTAATACCAAAATAAAAAACATATCTAAGATACTTTCTAATTTCAAAATTTATATCTGCTTTCTAATGAGTTGATTAGATCAAATTATACTCTCGTCTATAAAAAGGATCAAAGTCATCTTTTTTTTCCTTTTAATTAAAAAAAAAGAGAGAAAGAGATGAAGAAGAAAGGAAATCGGTTAAGAGTCAAAACAAAAAATTTTAAATGGATTGATTAGAAAGAGTTAGCAAGAGTTTTCAAAAAAAGGAAACCTTTTCCAAACTAAAAATCTTTCAATCGATATAGATTTAATAATCAAAAAAAAGATTAACAAAATGTCTGCTTTTGGATTTATCCCTAAAGAAATTAACGCTAGCTACGTTACCGCTGAAAAGATTCAAGGAAAACAAAGCTGTGAAATCCATGTTTTGGATGTAGCTGATGAAACTGCTGCCGGAAATAACGTTACTTCCACTGCCTTGGTTGATGCCAAAGAACCTAATCTTGTTCATAACATTCCTAAAGGAGCTATTATTGAAGAAGTTTGCATTAAAGTTAATGATGCTGCTGCTTTGGATCCTAAACTCGAATTCTGTCTTGGATTTTTCAGTAATGCTGTTACCGCTGAAGCCAGCGTTGCCTTATTGTCTCAACGAATCTTTGCTGATGATGCCCGAGTCACTGCTAAAATGCTTTCCGATTATGGATGCTTACATGTCTCTGAAGAATTGAAAGGAGATAAGATTGTTTTCATGAACAAAGTCCTCGGAAAGGAAGAAAAGAATGTTCTTGCTCCTCACGTTACCGTCGGAGAACCCGTCGAACTCCAACCCAACATTACTGTTACCAAGGGTAAACTCCTCCCTGGAGTCATTTCCATTATTTTCAAATTCAAATATTAAAAAAAAGACCAATAATATCAAGATGATAGGATTTATCTGATTGATACTATAAATTTTTTAACTTACTTTGAAAATAAACAAATACATATCGACCATTGATTGTCTTTTTTTTCTCGTTTTTCTTGATTCGTAAGAACTTTTTGGTTTTAGTTTTATGAAATTAATAAACATTTTAATGAGTTAAAGTCAATTAGAAGAAGTAATAGGGAAGATGGAAATCGAGAAAGTAAATCAAGATGATGTTTTTAAGAGAGCTAGATTAGCTAGATTAAAGATACGGAATCTTTTAACAAAGGAACTTTTACGCCAGAAGAATGGATATTATTTTACAGAACAATCTGCTGAAATTTGTAAAAGTTTTGGTGTTGAACCATGGCATATTCAAGAGTTACAAGATCAAGAACCTTTGGTTTTAAAGAACCAAAAATTAGACTTTTTCTTTTCTGGCGATCCATTGAGCGATAAAGAAAAGGAAGTTTTAAAGTTGGTTCGATTATGGAGAGAAAACGATAATGATACAAGCATACCCGAGTATGCGTTTTGGATCTTTATAGGAACAAAAGGAAAGTTAGATGAATACTGGAAAACTAGACAACTAACTAAAGACGAAAACTTGAAAAGAGTTAAAAACTCAGGAATCAAAATGTTCAAAGATCCATTAAGTCAAAGATCAAAATTTCTCTCTAATCCAGAATCAAAATATAAAGTTGATCGACTTAAAGGATTAATTACTTTGGCAGAAAACATCTTTGAAGTTTACGAATATGATGGATCTCATTCCTTTGTATTAAACATTGAAATGAGCGAGGTTTTAGATGATCTTTATTATAAAAATTGGGATTTTACTAAAACTGAAAAAAACTCTAGAGTTATTCATATTGCAAACATTATTGCTTCTAGCATTCATCAAACGCTTTTAACATGCGAAAAAAAGAAACTCTTCAACGACGTTAAACATGGAAATGAACTATGGGTTAGAGTCGAACTAAACTTAGATTCCAAACCAAAGCAATAAGAAAAACAGTATATATGTTAAAAAAGATGGTTTTTATTAAGTTTTTAAAAAGAATAAAATGATTCTATTTAAATGAATTCAGGACCAACTGCTCGATAAGGAGGATAGGCTTGAACTAAATAGGTAATCAACAAAGCGAGAGCAATGATGAAAGCCACAACACCTATAACTATAGCAGCAATCAAAGTTTGATAATCTTCAGTAGTAAAAGTAGATTGATCAAAAACTGGAGTTTGAGAGCATTGAGGATTGATACCATATTCAGGTCTGAAAATAAATCCCAAAAAGTTTGATTGTTCAACACTTAATTGGTTTACAGTTTCAACCAAAGAATTAGTAAAGGTAACAGGGGTTCCGAAAGAAGCAGTAGCTAAAGTAAATGATGCTTCATCAGATCCGCTGACAGTTGAATTTCGAGCAGAAATGTTTAAAGTTTTCCCGCAAATAGAAAACATCAAATCGTAGTTGGCATTTACTGCCGAAGAAGAAGCGACTATTGATGAAGAAGAAGGAAGTAAATTTCCTAAAGTAGCGGTACTAATTACAGCTCCAGTTTTTGTGTTTATCAATTCAGCTCTCGTAGAACTTGTAAGAACATTAATTACAATTCTAAAAGAAGGAAAAACATTGTTTCCAATAAAGTAACTAACAATCAAATCGGGAGTTGAGTTGATAGCCTCTGTAGTAATGTTGGTAACAATAAACTTTGAGTTTCTTGACGTTAATATGTATCTAGACATTTTTTTTCCAAAGGGTATTTATAAAAATTTTTGCTTTTTTTTAAAGTCTCCTCTACAAAAGATCTTAAACACTAAAATACACAACCCTTTTTTTTCTTTTAACTCGCCTTTTCTTTTCCGTTAAAAAGACTTTAACCTCTTTTTTCTCTACTCTCTGCCATTTGTTTTTATTCAATTTGAAAAAGGTTCTTTTTGTTTAAGAGGTTTAAAAGGCAAAGAGAATGAGTGAACCAAGCGCTAAGAAAGCAAAGAAGGAAAATGAATATGGAAAATCAGAGAAGCTAAGTTTAACTGCCGAAATAAATCAATATGAAATGCAAAGGATTTTAAAAGGAATGAATATGCATACAAAAAGGATTTATTTTCAATTGGATCAAGTAGAATCTGGAAACAAAACAGAACATTACTATCCGCAAGAGTTTTGTAAGAATTGGAAATGGCCTTGTATAAAATGTGGAATAACTTTTTCAAATGAACCTACAATTCGAATTCCAAAATGGGATGTTATTAAAGATGCTCCTATTTTTGATATGACTATGGGATTTTGTTCTGATGTTTGTTATAAAAATTGGATTATAGAAAGTACCTTTACCGATAAAGGAACTGAATGTCAAAACCTATACAGATTCGTTTTGGAATACAAAAACAAACACATTGATAAAATCTCTTATCTTCCGCTTTCTTTTATGAAATCAAGATCGCCTTGTGGTTTTATGAGCGACGAAGAATGGAAAGCTAAATCAGAAAACTCTTTTGGATTTTATGTTCATCCACCTTTTCAACTCGTAGAAACAACTTCTGTAATCTCAGAAAAACCATTGTATCAAAAGACCGCAAAAGAATTGGGATTCAAGTTAAACAATACTGTTACACCAGAACAACAAGAAAACTTTATTAAAAGTCTAGAAGCCGTTAAAAAACAACAAAAATCAAAATCATCTTCTTCATCATCCTCCGTTTCTTCTAATAACCAATCTACTTCTCATTCAAACGAAGGAATTCGTAGTTTCTTTTCTTAACACTAAAAACCAATACATTATAACAAGAACAAAAAACTCGTGTTCTTTTGTTTAACTTTTTTTATTCGTGATGAGTTATGAAAAATAGATAAAGTTAGGGAAACGAGAGAACAACAGGTATTCCATTATTGATGATCGTTCCTACGGGTATACCAAAGTCATTAATTAAGGTAGAAGTGTTCGGAGGAACTGTTGAATCGTCGATTCCACCTTGACCTTTACTAAAATTAAAGTTTGGATCTTGTATGGGTGCCGTACTGAAAAACGTAATTTGATCATAAAACGGGTTTTGCCAGGTAAGTTGTAATTTTCCAGAAGATGAAATAGACCAATAAAGGAATGAATTTACAAACCACGTAAAGTTTATAGTATCATAATAAATGGCTTCTGAATTATTTGCTGTATTCAATGCATCTACTAAACTTTCTAAATCATTATATGTTCCAGTAGGATATTTGTATACAAAGTAACTCGTAAAGTAAGTAGCACTTCTTATAACTTTAACTATCAATCGTTCATTTGGTCCGATAGTATAAGGTAATTCTGCTTTAAATATCGTCTTTGAAGGTGTTGTTTGTAAAAGTCCAACAGGTTGAGATGATGAAATGGTTTTTTGTTTTGGATTTAAGAGAAGCGGAGCATTTTGAGAGCTTATGTTAATCTTGTTATTATTTTGAATCAGAAAGACTGATAATGTAGGAACAACTACAATAACGATTACAGCTAAAATTACTATAGCAACTATGTAGGAGATTTCTGCCTTTGAAAGAATTCTGCTTTGCTTTCCAGAACCCGTTAAACCTTGATCGTCTTTAAATTCATCCATTTTTTTTTTCTTTCTTAAAAAACTAAATGTGAACTAGCTTTTTCAACCACTCTTATTGCCTCCTCAAAAAAAAGCTCTCTCTTTAAACAAGATGACTAAAATGCTATACTACTCTTTGTCGTGTTTAAAATTTTATTTGTCTTCTCTCTTTCGAGTTATAAACAAACTAGTTTTAAAATAACAATCAATTGAATCAATCGCTTTCTTCATCAAGTTTAAAAAAAAAGTTTCTAGTTTCTTTTTGTTATCGTTCATTGTGATTCAATCACCTTCTGCTTTTAAAATAAAACAATCAATCGATTTCGATAAGCCTTACTTGTAGTCCATCTAAAATCGATTTAATGAAAACCTCCTAAAGTCTTTCATCCCTCGAGTAATTTTCATCTCTTTCTTCTCTGAGTAAAGAATCTTTTAAAATTCTAAACTATAAATCAAGCTAAATTTCTCGTCCGAATCGATAAAAAACAGAGTGTAAAACAAACTAGGTTATTTATAGAGCAACTGTGAATTGATAATCGGATTTCATCGTCATATGGATTCCTATTTGCTCTATAAATAACGTAGATGGATTCCTAGTTTCTCTTTTTTTCCAAAAAACAATCGTTTTTTTTGAACAATTAATTAAGAGGTCTTAAGAGCGTTAATTGAATGGTGTACTGCGATCGAGTGCAGTACATCATCAATGAGTTTTGTTTTTCAAAAAAAAGTTGGAGGACCTTTGAGAAGCTTCATCGATTGAGTCCTTCTCTTTTTTGTTTTTTAAAAACAATCAATCGATTGATTGAATCGCTTTCAAAAAAACGATGTAGTAGCAATGTAGCTTCATAACTACTTCATCGCTTAAAAGTTGTTGTCATGAGATGTCATAGACTTGTCATGAACATGTCGTCAAAAACAGATTGCAGTGTTTTTGGAGAACGATGTAGAAGAATCGCTAAACGTTATGAAAATGATACTTTATTTATCGTTAAAGTAAGGTTTTAAAGATACATAGCATAGATAATGGTGAAAAGATGGTAGTTATAGACATTACTAAAACAAATTAGAAAGTGATTTGTTAATGTATCAAGTTTTATTGACTATGTTTGAAAAAATAAAAGAAAGTTTTCATTTGGAAGAGTTTGCTTGTTTAACGCTCTGCATAGGTTTATCATCAGAAAGATAAATTTGTTCATAATGTTGAATGCATTCTTGAATGGATGTTTTTGATTTTTTCATGTCGAGCTTACTAAAATTTGCAATAGTAAGAGCAATATCTTGAATAGAATAAAGTTTATAATCTACAAGTTCTTCGACAAAAGGATGAATCCAATTTTTAATTGTTACACCTAAAACTTTTGTTTCTTTTTGATCGTAATTAGAGTTCTCTCTTAACCAACCAATTGTCATCGTTGGTTTTTCTTTCATTTTAGCAAACATTAACTCTGCTCCAACTCCAATTCCCCGTTTATCTCTTAAATCAACAAGTACAATGTCTACATCACTAACAGCACATAAATCACGACCAAAAACAGATTTAGCATCTGATAGTTTATCGCTTCTAACACTTGGATCAACTATCAATAATTCGATGTTTGAATCATGTTTAGAAATATTCGTTTTTAACTCTGATATTGTTTTATCATCCCAATTGTATTCTGATATATCATGTTTCTTTGCTATCGATCCACACAAATACAAACTAATTCTTTTCTTTGTTTCCATCTTGTCTTGTTTTCTGATTTGGTCTTGTACAAGTTTTGGTTTTCTTGTGTTGAAAAAAAATGGAAGAGAAAGAGAATAGAAATGAAAGGCGTTCGAAAATTCATGCTTAAGAATAGATAGTAAAAAAACAAAGAAGAAATAGAAAATAAGAATGGATCTATTTTCTGAAAGTGAACAATTAGAATTAAAAAAGAACCAGGAGATTTGGATACACGCAAACAATATACAAAATGGAATGATAAACTTTAATCTTTTGTCTGTTTCAGATCCAAAAGCAAAAGTATTTTTGTTTGCCGCAAACGAAAGAGGAGAAATTGTAGGTCTTTTAAAAAATGTAGAAGATCAAGGCTTACATTATGGAGTTATTTATTATGGAACAACTTCTATTACGGTGTATTCAAAATGGGGAGAAAAAAACTATTATACATTATTTGGAAAGTCAAAACCAAAAAACGAAAACAACTTGGAAATGATAATAAATGTTTGTTTCCAATTTTGGTATGAAACAAATGCATTGTTTTCCCAAGTCTATCCAAACGACAAGGTTGATTTATCAATCGTTAATAAATCTTATGCTTTATCACAAGCTAAATTTGCTATACAATTATTTTCTTTACTTTATCAATCAAGATTAGAATCTCCCGTTTCTTCGGTAAACGAATGGATAACTGTTTTTGATCAAGAATCCAAAAAAGTATCATTAGAACAGTTTCGCTATTTAGAGTCTTTGGTTGGTCATTGGAAAAACTTTCCATTAACATCTTATTCTATGAAACCCTATGAAAAACTTCATTTCTTTCTAGTTTCTGATCGTGATTGTAAAATAGAGTATAGAATATTTCCCTATCCAGTTCCTGTGTCTTCTTCAATATCAAGCTTAAAAGAAAGCAATCTCGAAGAAAAAACCAAACAGGTTTGCCTCAAAATGGAAGGATACAACTTTTTTCGAGAAACTCAAATCGAAAAACTAAAACGACATAATCTTACCGTTCTTGATTTGAAAGAGAAAAGAGATAAACACATTGAATCGTTTACTAACAATGTACACCTTCAATGTTTATTAAATGAATTGCTTTTTTCATCTGGATTCATTTGGACAAATCCATTCTACGTAGAATCGATTAAAAACCAAGATACGTTTTCAAGAGTCGAAAATGAGTGGAGAATGTTAGACGATAGTTGTAGAACATTCCTCGCTAAAACAGAAGATGGTCTTCCTTGTTTGATTCATATTCGTCAAAAAGATAAAGTTCTTTATCAAGAAAATAAAAGAGTTTTTTCTATCGGAAATTTATTAACTATTCCAACTAACATAAAACTAATGCATCTTTGTTTGGGTGATCCAATTGTTTTTTATTATAAACCCGATACTGATCTTTTATGGATTCCATTAGATCAATTAAACTACTTGAAGGAGATTAAACCTAGTGATCTTTGAGTTTTTATAAAAAAAAAGTATTTTACTCAGAAGTGATAAGCATTTTATGTATCACGAAAAAGCAAAAGACCAAACCAATCAGTAATGCTGGAATTCCAGTAAGGATAGTTCGAGTAATCAATAAAGGATAACTACTTTCCTTACAACTTTCGATACATATAATTCCAGTTATAGTTAATACAATTCCAGAGAATAAAATAAAACAAAGAAAGCAAATTAGAAATGTTTCTTGTTTATTCATCCTTCTTTTTCTTTGAATGTGGTTTTTTTACGAACAACTAAGCATGATTTTTCGTTTTACGAACGTTAAATGTTTATTGGTTCTTGTCTAAGAATCAATCTATTTGGAATCGATCGAAAGCATACATAAGCAGAAAGTATAGGAATAATTCCTACAAAAAGACAACAAGGAAATGTAGATATTATGAATCCAGAAATAATAAAATTTGAACTTTGTTTTTCGCAAGAAGTTTCATTACAAATGATCCCAATCACCATCACAATAACCCCAATCACTATAAAACTTATTACAGATAATAAAACAAGTTCAAAAAATCTACGACAGCGACTTGTTTCTCTTTCTTCTTCCATTTGTTTCTTACAATCCAAGTTATTTAAGAAAAGAGTTTCAAAATGATTTATTTAAACCAAAGTTGTTTGGTTTTTCACGAACTTTAGTAAATGGTTTTTTTGATCGTTCCAACCAATGCTTTTCACACCAAAAGGTTTTTTTTGTATTATGCTCAGGCCATTCATAATCTAAACACTGTTTTGTCCAAGGATCATTACATTGAGAACACTTGTCCCAAAAAGATAACTTGTTTCCTTTTTCGCTCATTATTTCCTTTCTTTTTTTAAAATACTAATAAACGAAAGTAAAAAGATGATAGACTTGTTTATTTAGAATGATTATAAAAGTACAGCTTTTTTTGGCTTTTTAATAATAACCAATTGTTCTTCTTTAATTTCAGAAACAAATCTTTTTTTCTCATTTGGAGTGGCTTCGGCTTTCACTTGTATCGGTTGTTCAACAACAATTGGTTTTACGTCTTGAGAATTGATAATTTGTTGTTTCTCGTCTTCTTGTTTTTGAACGCTTTCTTGTACGGTTTCCTTTTCTTCAAAATCAACAGAGTCTAGGATAGACTTTGTTTTTCCATATCTCATATTCGCAATAACTGATGTATTGATTTTCAAATCTTCTCGCTTTAAAGCAATACAAATTTCTTTAATGATTGTATCGTACATTTGAAGATTCTCTTCTCCTTTCAACATGTTTAACATGCTAATAATTTCTGGAGGCATTTCGAGAAAGATGAATATGATTTGTAAAATGATTGGGTTCGACAAAAAGTTTTCTCGATCAATGTTAAGTTTTTGTTTAATAGGTTCCCAAATCTTAAATATCGGATGAAACAAGTCAAAAACAACCTTTTTTAAGTCTTCGCTAAAGGTAACTACAGGAGCTCCACGAATTAGATTTGTGATTTGATAAACATGAGGATATAAATCGGTAAAACTTCTATCTTTATGTTGAGCAATGTAGTGTAGTATTTTGTTGATTACTTCCCAATTTACGTTTTTAAGATCCGTTATTCCTCGATTAGCGAGTTCAAGTAAAATCATGTCCATTTGTTTTTGTTCTAAGGTATACCTTTGTTCATCGATAAAAAACTGAACCCAGTTTTTAAAATGAAAATAAGGTCTATAAGCAAAAGGAGTATGAGCATTTGTTTCTTTATCATGAATCAAAGCAGAAGATGTATCAATAATATCTTCAGAAAATCCACAATTTGGACAATAACGAGTTGGTTGTTGTTTCATTGATAATAGTATAATATTTCCAGGACAATAAGGACATGATTTTTCTTTTTGATCTAAAGGAACTTCTTTTAACCACTGAGCTAATTGTTTGGATGATTCATCGTGAGTTCTAGATGATTTGATTTGATTTCCACCTCCAAGAGTTGTACTAATTGCTTGTACTCGGATCATATTCTTTTTATCATCTTTCTTTGATTTCTTCTTCTTATTTTTTGTTCTGTTTAACGAAACATTCACAGAGCTTTGATTCTCTTCTTTTTTGATTTCTACAAGTTGTAAATCATCTGGTTGTGATTCTAAATCGGGTAATTCACTAGTATCTGTAGATGTATGTTCTCTTTCTATTGAAGGAGCTTTTTTTGTTTCCGTCCATTTTCTATAAGCCGCCATAAATGGTATCAAATCATCCTTTTTTTCTAGTAATGCGTATTCATCTTGTAAGTCTTTAACTTGTGCAACCAAATCACTTTTTTCTTTTCTTGATTTACCATCTTCTTTTGTTATCGACTTGATTTTATCATTCAATTTATCAATCTTTTCTTTTATTTGATTTTTTTGTTGTTGAAGGTAAGCCCATTGCTTTTGTTTTGCTTCCAGATTTTCTGTAACTGACTTTTTAACATCAATACTCCATTCCATTCTTATCAACACAACTTAAAAAAAAAAAGATCTCAAAAAACCACTCTGTTTTTCTTATGATAGAAACAAGCAAGTATTCAGGAAAAGTAAGGACTACTTTAAAAAGTTGTTATATTTCTTTTGAAACAAAGTAAAAAAAGGATTGATACATTATTTTATGGTTCTATAAAAAATTCTTTCTTCTTAGTTATTTTTCTTCCTCTTCGTCTCCTCCCTCATCTAGTCTGGGAGGTTTTGGACTACGAATTGCTTTAGGAACTCCTTTCGGCTTTTTGAGTGCTTTGGCTTTATAACGAAGGGCAAAAAAGGTAACTCCAATTACAAGAACGATAACCACAATAATTACGACCACTATAATGATAATTCCAGCGCTGTTCACCATTTGTTCTTAATAACTTTTTTTTTTAAAAAAAGGACGAAAGACTAAATCAACAAGAAAGGATAAAACGATAAAGAAAATCTCTTATGTAGAGCCTTTCAAAAAAACGGCTTCGTGAATACCCATTAAAGATAAAGTTGAATGTTAAGATGCTTTTGTTTTTATTGATTTCAAAAATAAATGGATTTAATAGAAAAAAAACAAAAAGTATTAAGGGGTTTCTTTTTTCTGACTCAAACATAGATGATCGATAGATTTTTTGGATACTCTTGAAAAGTTTAATTAATTCGTTTGTAACATCCGACAGTGGATTTCTCTAACGTATAAAAGCATCATCGAAATAAAAAAAAGATTTTTAGAAAAATGGGTGGTGATTTCAACTCTACTCGCAATATAAAACCTAAAAAATCTAGATTCGAAAATAAGAATAACAATAAAAGGCCTTTTCCTTCAATACCTATTGTTGATTCAAATAAAGATTCTACAAATCAAGAAGAAAACAAAAACGAAGAATCAAAATTAGAAACAGAATCGCCAAGTCCAGTTCCCGAATCTTTTATAAAAAACCTTGAAGACAAGTTTTCTTTATTAATATCCAATTTGTCTGATAAAATACAATCTAAAGCCTCCACTCAAGAAACTCTTACTCAAGAACCTTCTATAAAAGCTGTCGTAAATGAATCTTTATCAGAACCTTTAAAGGTTAACAAAGTGATGAACATTCAATCCATTACTTCTTCCAATCAAGAAGAAGAACAAAAACAAGTTTCTCCGTTTTTAAAGATTATAAATCCGAAAACACAAACATCGAATCTAAAAAGTTTAAAACTTCAAGGCTCATCGAGCTCTTCTGATTTCTTTTCAAATCCATCTAACGTTGCTCTTGTACAAGCATTGATTATTATAGCTATAGTGTTTCTTTCATTAGCGATTGTTTATTTATTGTTTTTGTTTACTTACAAGTCTTTCAAAATAAGAAAATATAGACCTTATTATTACTGAATCGTGTGTTTATTTATTGTTTTAATAATCTTCTACAAATGTTTCATCCATTACGTCGATACTAGTTTGACAGTTTACGGTAGGTAAAAATGTTTCTTGAGTCATGTTTACAGTATCGATTAATTCTGAGGTTTCAGTAATAATTTTTTCAGTAGACTTTGATTCTTTCATAATGATACTTGTATCGCAAGTATCGTCGTTTGTTTCTAAAGGATCTTCGAAATCTGATGAAAGTAGTCGTACACACTTCTGATTCTTTTTGTTTTCTTCTCGAATATGATCAGAAAGATAAGTAAGATTAGCCATAGCAAACTCATAAGTTTCAAAAGATTTTGTAATCTTTTCTTGATCAACTTTTAACTTTTCGTAATCTATGGAAAGTTTATCCACACTAAGCTTTTCTGGTAAATCATATAGTTGATTTTGTATTGTTTCAAGAAGATTACGATCTTCTCCTCGAATGAGTCTGAATAATTCTTTCGCCTTTTCTTCAAACTGTTGATGAGTAGTTTTTTCGGGGATACCCTTTAACCACTTTAATTGTTGTTCGTACTTTTGGTTTAATTTCCAAAATTGCCAAACATCAATCGTTCCTTTAGTAAAGATTCTGTAAATGTGTACATCTCTCTTTTGTCCTGGTCTTTTTACTCTACATTCTGCTTGTTGATCAATAGATGGATTCCAACTAGCGCTTGTAAAGATAACATGATTAGCTCTTTGTAAATTTAAGCCTATCGCTTTTTCTGTTACAATTAAGAGTATACTGAATTCAGTAGATTCTGCTTTAAATGCTTCTAATCCTGCTGACTTTGTTTTTTGACTACCACAACCTGCATAAAGAATGGGTTTACCAAACTTTTTAACATTCTCAGGTTTTGTAAGATGTAAGTACAAGATACATAAAAACGTTGCGTAATCACAACAAACAATCACTTTTTCGTCAGGTTTGTTTGTTCTTATAGTTTCAATGATTTCGATAACCTTTGTAAGTTTTACAGAAGGAGTTTCCCAAGACAATTCTTCATCCGTTAAATCACACATTTTAAATACATCTCGTAATTGTTCATTAGAAGAACGACCTTTAGATCTAAAAGTTTGTTTTCGAACTTGAGAATCTTTTGAAACTACAGTAGCTGGGTGGTGTAACATCATACACATAAAAATAATAGTTCGAAAAATGGATTGTTTGATTTCAATCATCATTTTCTTTGCTTTTACGCTTTGAATTTGCGTAAATAATAAAGTAAAGAAATGACTAAGGATCGAATATGCTTTAAAGGATATACCTTCGTTTGGTAATTCATAAACATATTTAAAAGTTTTAAACCCCCAACTTTCAGTAACTTTTAAAGCCTCTTCGGGTTCTATAGTAACAATAAACATTCGTTTCCAACACTCATATTCTTCTGCTATTTCTTTCTTTTCTCTTCCTAACGCAGACCACCAAACCTTTTTAACAAAGTTATGTATTTGACCATCGTGTTTCTCACACGGTGGAGAAACATTCAATATCTTTGTTAAACCAGCCAAGTCGTAAATTCTATTTACATAAGGTGTTCCCGTTCCCAATAACATAAATGGTTTTTCGGCTAAACGTTCTAAAAACTTTTCCATGTTGATAAACATGTTTGTATTTACATTTCTCTGAAATTGAGCTTCATCGAGAACAATCATAGATAGTTTAACATCGGCAAAATTTGATATATCATTCAAACTCATTCTCGAAAATGAATGATAAGTAATAATCATAATACATGGCTCATTGTCTTTTGTCATACGATACAACTCTTTAATCATTTTTAAAGAATGAACAATAAAGATCTTTTGTCTAGGAAAGTTTGATTTTGAAGATATTTCGTTTTTCCATTGTTCGGCTAAATCTTTTCCAGATACAACAACAAGAACGTTCTTCATTTCTTTCTTTTTATCTTTGGCCATTTCGATAACCAAAGCTAAGGCAACCAAAGTTTTACCAAACCCCATTTCGAGGAATAATAAAGCTCCATTATTACTCCATCCTTTTCTTTCTTTTACTAACTCAAGCATTCGTTCTAAACATTTCTTTTGAAAGTCAAACAAAGTAACTAATAACATTGGTTCTTCTTCGAATGTAGGTTTTTTGATTCTTTTTACTATTTCATAAATCCTTTCTTGTTTGTCTTCTTGATATTCTTCTTTTCCCGGATTGTGATAATCTTCTTTCTTACTATCTCGAGCATCTTGATTTGAAGGTACTTCTTTTTTAGTCTTTAAAACGTTTCGTTTTTTAGGATGAAAGATTAATCTTTGTCTTTTTGTTTTGGTGATTTGAGGTATAAAATGATGGCCTTTTTTGGTTTCGTCCATCACGATATCAAAATACAATATGCCGTTAGGCATGATTCGGTTTACGGGAGTAATCACATAATTTGGATTATTTAACAACTCTATAGGAGCCGAATCTTCGCTTATATAAATATCTTTCAAGGGTGAAGTCATTCTTGTTTAATCTCGAAGCGAATGTTTCTTTTTTTATTTTGTTCGAAAACCAAACCAAATGATTTTCATACATCGTTTACCAATATTCTTTTTATTGTTTTAATAATCTTTAATATTGATACATCCATCGCCTTGATATCCTAGCTTACTAGTTCTAAACCGTTTTTCTATTAGAGTTTCCTATTGTCATACAGATCTTATAGTAAATAAAAAAGTGAATACTGAGAGATTGAGTTTTTGGTTTTTGAAAATTTTAATTATTTCAATAGTGTTCTTTAATCGTTGATGTTAGATGGATCAAGTGAAAGTAGGTTTAGAATTATGTTCTTTATCAAAATATGATAAAGCAATCTTGTTCTTCAAAAAAGCGGCGGAGTTAAACTATCCTCCTTCTTTTGGATTATTAGTTTGTATGGATTATAAAGGATGTTGGACTTTAGATAACCAAGATCAAAAGTCGATTTATCACGATAAACTGAATATTAAAGCGATTAAATCTTTAGCTTTACAAAACGATGATATTGCTCAGTTAACAATGGGATATATGTTTACGTATGGACTTAAAACAGATCATAAAACTGCTTTAAATTGGTACTTATTAGCCGCTGAAAACCAAAATATATGTTCATATTGTGCGATTGGTTTATCCTATTTAATTGGACTAGGAGTTGAGAAAAATCACGATGAAGCCTTATCTTGGTTTAAAAAGGGTATTATAGTAGACCAAATTAATTGTCAATTTCTAATGGGAATGTATTACTATGATCATAAAAATGATTTGAATGAAGCTATTTATTGGGTAGAAAAAGCAGCAAGACAAGGCTGCTCTATATCACAAAACGAACTAGGAGCTCTCTACGAGAAGAAGAATAACTCTGAGAGCGCAAGCTATTGGTATTTACAGTCTGCTAAAAATGGAAATATGGATGGAGCAACCAATATTGGAATGATTTTGATGGATGGTGGTAAATGTGAAACAGATTACAAAAAAGGATTATATTGGTTAGAGCTTGCGGCTAAAAATCAAAACGCTCGAGCAGAAAATGCCCTTGGTTTTTATTACTCTTGCGGTATTGGAGTCCCTATGGATATTAAAAAAGCTGTTTATTACTACGAGAAATCAGTACAAAAAGGATATAAATATGCTCAAAGTAACCTTGGACATTTATATCTTCAAGGAAGAGGAGTGAAACAAGACGAAAATCAAGCCATATACTTATTCGAGAAAGCAGCAAACCAAGGCCTTGAATCTGCAAAAGAGTTGTTAAAAACATTCTCCAAAGATGGATTTCTTCGTTAGAATAAACTTTTTTTAACTACAAAGTCATTTTGAAAGTTAATACATACCAACCTTAATAAAAGGTTTTTGGCTTTTGAAAATAAAAAAAAAAAACTAAAATAGTCAGTTTGATAAAACGATAAGAGATGAACAAAGTTGAAGAACTCGAAGAAAAAGCTAAAAAAAGAGATCTTGAATCTCAATTAAATTTGGGATACTATTACTTTAACTCTAAACCAAGAGATTTGGAAAAAGCGATTTATTGGTATTCTTTAGTAGCAAATCATGGATACCCCGAAGCACAAAATAAATTGGGTTTATGTTATCAACAAGAAGGACCTTTTCAAGATTTACAGAAAAGCGTTTCATTATATACTCTTGCTGCTGAAAAAGAATATACTTTAGCAGAGTATAATCTTGGATTCTGTTTGAATCGTGGAATTGGTGTTCCAAAAAACAAGGAACAGGCGATGATTTGGTTTGAAAAAGCCGCAAAGAAAGGTCATTCTGATGCTCAAAATGATCTTGCTTGGGCATACCAACATGGATCCGAAAAGAATATAGAAAAAGCCATTTATTGGTACAAAAAAGCCTGTGAAAATAAAAACGCCACAGCCATGACGAATATAGCTTGGTGTTATGAAAATGGAGTTGGAGTTGATAGAGATTGGAACAAAGCGTTTGAACTTTATTCGCAAGCCGCTGAATTAGGAAACCCTACCGCTCAATACAACATGGGTCTTATGTATCTTAACGGACACATCGTTGATAGAGATAAGAAAAAGTCAGATTATTGGTTCAAAAAGGCTTATGATCAAGGATATGTTCGATCTTAATATAACCATTTGATTTATTCAAACTAATCAATAAAACATATACATACTATTTTCGATTTACTAAAGTTAAAAAACTTTTTTTCTTTTTGTATCCTTGAATCATTAATCGCCTTTGGAACGGAAAAAGAGAGTTAGTACGAAAGTAAATAGTTTGGTTTTAGAGAAAGAGAATTTCATTTTACAATCAAGAGTTTTACCTCTACTTGATTTAAAGACGATTTTTACAAATGGCTGAATTAAAAGATAACGTTTTACAAAAAACTGATGAAAAAAGTAATGATAATTGCGTATATTTTGTAAAAACAATTTCTCATCGTTATGTTACTACGAAAGATTGGTTTTATGATAGTTATGTTCAATGCCCTCGAGGATCCTCAGAAGGTCTTGGGATTTTAACTGATACCGGAGACTTTTACTCGAAAAATGTGATGACTAGCGGCACAGACTCTAAGAGATATAAAACAGGCGATTTTTGTAGAGGAGGAATGGAAGGAAAGAGAGTTACTGTACTTTCCGTTCTTGAAAACGGAAATTTCAGAGAGCCAACAGAAGAAGAACAAGAGGGAGAAGATCTAAAAGTTCCTCATAATCCTTCATTTAAAGAAAAGATCAAAAAACTCCAAGGCTTGTTTAAAAACCTAGAGCTTCCAAAAGAATTAAAAGAATTCAAATCTATGATTGACTCTATCATGGAAGTGGATGTGACGAAATATTGATAATAAAATCTTCATCAACATCTAAACGTGTATTTTTTTATTGGTCTTGTTATAAAGAAAACGGAAATCAACTAATTTGAATCAATCCTTTAATTATACGATTAAACAATGAAGGAAGCTCTATTTAGTTCAAGTTTTTGTAGATTTTTGTTATTTGTCGTTTACTTTTTTGAGTAAAAGTTTTGTTCTTATCCAACCTGATTGCTCGTTTGAAGGAATATAGAGCTTCCGAAAAATATTCCTTTCCTAATTTCATTAAACCCAAGCCTCTATAATAGTATTCCGCTGAAACCTTAGGATTAGAATTTAACAACGCCTTTTGGATTAATTGTTTGATTTTATTATTCATAATATGTTTTCTATTCGTTTTAAATAGTTCTAAGAATAAACTACTAACCTAAACTTTTGGTTTTTTGAATCAAAAAATTTTTATTTATTCACTTGTTCCTTCAATTCTACTTACAAATGGTTGATCTATTTCCAACAGAAATTTGGTTACAAATACTAACTCCTCTTGCTCGTTCTTCTTGTTATTCTCAAATTGTAAGAACATGTAAATTTTTTAAAAGTCTTTTTATAATTAACTCAAAGGATAATTATTTAAAGTTTCAATTTGAACATTTTATCGATATATCTGAAGAAGCAAAAAATGATCACAAAAACTACCAAGGAGTTTCTTATTGGAGTTATTGGTCTTCACAATTTTGGGGAAAATGGTGGAATAAGAAAATTGAACAACAAAATGGTTGGATGTTTGCTTTACGAGCAACTTTGTATTATCAAGATTGCGAATGGAGAAGAGATCGATATAAATTAAAAGTTTACAAAAACAATCACGAAATAAGAATTCACTTTGATTGTTTACAAATATCAAGAATCGAGAATAGCTATTACAGAGAATTCATGAATCCTAGTTATTTAGCAGCTATATTTGTTGTTGAAAATCATCAACCAGAATATGAAAGAACCAAAGTCTTTGTACATTACACAAAAGATCAATGGAAAACGACTCAAATCTATGAAGCTGCTTATTGTGATGGCGAACGAGAAGCATTTTACGATTTTGATGAACCCGAAGAAGCGTGCAGATTTGATCGTAAATGGAAAAGAAATAACAATGAAAAAATATCTTATTGGGAATGGAGAATCGATGACGAAAGTTCTGAAATCTGGTTTGCTGTTCAAGTTCAAGACACTTGGTTAAAAACTGAACATTGGGATAACAACTTTGGTTGGAATTATCGGATAGTTCCTAAATCTATTTCTATTTTACCAATCGAAACCCACAATCCTTATTGTGAAGAACATGATTATCAATAAACCTTTTCAACACCTTATTTCTCTTGTTTATTTTTCAATTTAATATCTGTGTTATATTCTCTTATCGACTCAATCTTATAGAAATCAAAATCTTAAAAAAATAAAAGTTGTGTTTAAGAATGTCGAGTATAAGTTATTCACTCTATCGTTGGTTGTATGAAAAGAATAAACAACCAACCGATCAAGCGATCAAGACAGAAACAATTACAAAAGACAAAAACGAAAAATCTTTAGAACAACAATTAAAAAGTTTACACGATGTAGGTTTTTATAATGATGAAGAAAACAAAGCTGCAATAGAAAAGTTTAATGGAAATCTTTCTCTTGTTGTTCAATATTTATTGTTGTTGAATCATCGAAAATAAAACAATTTTTAAATAGTTTGTAAATCTGATCCTCGATAAAGAATGGATGAAAAGTTAGTTCGAATAGAATCTTCTATGTCTTTCTTAACTGCTTCATCAGGAAGTGTAAAAGTAACAGATTCATCAAAGAGTTTTTGTTTCTTTACTCGTAACGATTCAAAGTAAGGATCTTTAGAAAGTATATTTCCATAATCGTATTCTATCTTAAGTTCATTTCCAACATATTCCAACTTTGCTAATCGAGGAAATTGAGTTAAAATATTTTTGGGTGGTAAAGTACAAAATTTAGCAAATACATTTTTAAGATCTTCTCCTTGAATAATTGAAAATTGAGTTAGGAAACTAAAAGTTTCATAAACCGCTTTATCGCCAAATTTCACAGTATATACTTTTCCTACTTGTCTTCTTATGTAGCAAAAAACTTGAGCAAAATCAAATCCAAAGTTTGGACTTTCACAACCATAACCACCGTTACATAAACCTTGCAAACCAGAATTACTTGTTAAACCAACAATAGTAGCCCGATCAAAATCAAATACCAAAACTTCATATTTACTTTCAAAAGAAATATCGTAAAAATTTCCATCGTAATAATAAAAAAATGAATATCTTTTTGGTTTTTCCAAGGTTCTTACATAAGCGTTTGAAGTGTGTAAGTCGTTATGTCTTAATCGAATTATTTTCATACACCACAAAGTCCAAATTAATTGAAATAAAACTTGTTTATAAGATTCTAGGCTCTGAGGAAAACTAAACCAGCTAGTCATGTCTACTTCATAAGGAAGTAACGGACCACCTATGTTTAATTGTTCGTTTATTATAATATAAGATCTTTCCAATTTTGAATGAATAAACTGTCGATAGTTTGGTACATCTTGTTTTGCTAATGTTTTGGCCGTTTGATCATCAAAAACTGATAAAATCTTTTCAATTTGTGTTTTATTAAAAGTAGACAATGGATTTCCTGACTCTCTTGCTAATCGATTCAAAAATCCATCACATTCTTGATAAGCAATAGGTTGTATAAAAAATGGACAATGTTTTGGAATTAGTTTTGCTATTACACAAAAATAAATCGCAGCTTCAACCAAAAGGCTATTATCTTTTTTAAGCGATTGATCATTAAATATTTTAAGAAAAACTTTCTTTTGATTCACTATGCCTAAAACTTGTACAGAGTCTGATTCTGTAGCTTTATCTAAAGTTCTTATTCCACCAAGTTCTCCAAAATTTGTACATAGATTAATCGTAGTTTCTACCATATTCAATAAAGTAGAGTTACTAGGATCAATATTTTGTCTCTCAAACTTTTGTTTTTTAGGATTCTCATCTTGAATAAAATCGCTTGAGTTTATAGCGGATAAAACTTCATCCGAGAATAAAGGATATGGATCTCTTTCTCTCGCAAACTTTCGAGCTTGTTGTGTAGTTGGAAAGAACGAATCCCTGTCCATTAGTAATAAAATTTTTATAAGTAAACAACTTATCGTAAAAAAAATTAAACAACACAAAGATGTCTATGTATTAACTTTTATTTGTTTTGAGAAAGCAATGATGAATAAACAATAGATGGAAACTTTTCAATGATCGATCTATCGATTTCCTTTTTCACAGATGAATCGGGTAGTTTGTAAATAACTCCCTTTCTTTCTTCTGGAATGAAATCTTCTAGATCTTTTGGATTTGGGTTGTATGATCGAATGGATTCAAAGAAAGAACTCGTAGAAAGTATTTTAATGTAATCGTAATCATAAATCAATTCTCCATCATCATTAAAATCCAAGCTATCAATAAAGGTTTTCTTATCGTATCCATCATATATAAGATTTTGAATCAAAATATCTTTGGGTTCTATTTGACATGCTTCACCAAACTTATAATCGTAAAAGTTTTTGCCTTGAATAGTAAACAAAGACTTGAGGAATCCGAGTAATGTTTTTAATCTTGTTCTTTGTTCGGTAGCTAAAGGTTTAAACTTTCTTAAAAACTCTCTTGAGTAACAAATAATTCTTACAAGGTCAAAACCATAGTTGGGTGTTTGACATCCAAATCCTGTTTTACAAGAACTATTTAATCTTGTATTATTGGTTACGTTTACAATCGTAGATCTATCAAAATCATTTACTATGATTTTTATGTTTGTTTTAAGATAAACAATCTTTAACTCTCCTTGGTAAACAAAGGTAAATGGAAAAATCTCAGGAACGTTTAATCTTCGAATGTAAATGTTTTGTCCATGTAAATCATTATGTCTAAGACCAATTCGTTCAAAACAAGCTAACGTCCAAAGGAGTTGAAAATAAAAAGATTGATACAATTCAAGACTATGAAATGTTTCAAACCACTTATAAAAGTTCAAGTCAGTTGTTTTCAATTGTTCGTTGATAATGATGTAAGATCTTTCGTTAAAAGGGTGTAATTTTTTTCTATATTCGTAAACCATATTAGGTTGTAATTTATAAACTTGGTCATCATCAAAGGTTTGAATGATTTTGTTAATTGCTATTTCATCTTCTCTTGTGATAAGGGGATCTTTCTTTTCTTTTTCTATTAATCGATAAAGAAAACCATCACACTCTTGATACGATATAGGTTTTATGAAAAATGGACAGTAATTCTTGATTAACTTGGCAATCGCACAAAAATAAATAGCAGCTTCTACCAACAATCCATTATAAGGCTTTAATGACTTTTGTGTAAAGATTTTTAAGAAGACTCGTTTATCATTTAATAAAGCTAAAACTTGAGAAGAATCTGAAAGAGACTTTTTATCTATTGCATCTGGATAAGCTAGTTTATCAAAATTTGAACAAACGTCAACAACTTCTTCAACGATATGAATGATATCTGATTTATTATTCTTTACTTGAACGTTAATTTCAAGTTTTGGTTTCTTTGGTTCTTTTTTATCTCCAGGAGTTCCAAGCTCTTTCTTTCCCCCTGATCCATAAATGTATTCCATTCTTATTAACACGAACAAAACTTGCTACTTATAACGCAACTAAAAAACTAATCGATTAACTTGATTATAATAAAAGTCTTTTTTTCTGAGAAAAAGATCTTGTTTGACTTTATAGAAATAAGATGCCGACAATTGCTGATCCTATTCTTTACGAAAAGGTAAAGAAAAGAGTTTACAAAGAAATACCAAAACATTCTGCTTATAGATCAGGTATTTTAGTACAAAAATACAAAGCAGCTTATAAAAGAAAATATGGAACTTCAAAAGCGTATAAAGGTTCTAAACCTACAAAAACAGGACTTTCGCGATGGTTTAAAGAGAAATGGAGAAATCAAAGAGGCGAAGTAGGTTATAAAAGAAAAGGAGACGTTTATCGTCCAACAAAGAGAATTACAAAAAAGACACCAACTACATTTAAAGAATTATCGAAATATCAGATATCAAAAGCTCAAAAAGAAAAGAGATCAAAAGGTCGTGTTAAACGTTTTAAGAGATAAATAAACTTTTTTTATTTTTTACCTTCGAAACCTCGTTTATGAACCTTAGTATGTTTTAGAAAAACGTTATTCATTCAACTTGAAAGAATAAAGTTACTCTAAATCGAGAAACAGTTTTTTAGAAAACAAAAAGAAAGCAAAGTAATGGAAATTATAAATGCAATGCCTTTAATTGGAGAGATAACAAATACAAATGGAGATAAAGATTCTATTTTATCGTTTTATTTGCCGGAAGTTGCTACTATGCATCTAGTTTCTTCTCCTCAAAAAGTAAAAATATTCATGATTACTAAACTAAAAAAGAATCAAAATGTATCAATGACTGTGGTTATACAGATGCCTGTACTCGAACAACCTATGTCTTTTTATTTGAGACATAAAACTCTAGTTTCTATTAATCTTAATTCAAAACCGTTAGAAATACAAGGACGATTTGCTCTAACTATCGAATTCAACGAAACTCATGAAGGATGGTTTGAACTTTGTGTCAACGAAAGGTAATTATTAATCTTAAATTAATATTTAATTTAAAAAAGTACATATCCTGTATGTTTTTATTGTTTCAAGGACTTGAAAGATCCAAAGTCTTATTGGGACTTTATACAATCTACGATGAATCACTTTATACAATTAAATTGGTTACAACGTGATCAAATATTTATTCCAATCGGAAACCTTGATGTTTTGAAATATGACGATGAATCTTTCTCCAAAATTACAACTAGTTTATTCAAGTTGTTTTGTTTTATCGCAAGAAAACAAAAGAACTTTGAAACAGATAAATGGGAAAAAGAGTATCCAGGACCTGAAATTAGAGAACAACTATTTGAAGAAAATCCTGCTTGGTTCAAGAACATTCATGTTCATTTTTGGAAAAGCGTTTTAGAACAAGGAAAAGGAAATTCGTTTTCCTTTCTTTGGAATAAGGTTACAGACTTTTATCCTATCTTTTCTAAAACCGCAAAACAATGGTGTTCAGGGTAAGAAAAAGTCAAACGATCGTTTAAACTAATGGAAAAACGAAATAGGGAAATTATAGACTTTCTCTCAAAAGCCGATTCAACATTAATAGCTCAAGAGATAAAAGCTGAACCTAGAGATTTTTTTATTCGCTATGCATCTTCCACGCCTTATCTCCATGGAGCCGATCGAGATAGTCTTACTTTAACGGGAATTGATAGCGATGGTTACTATCAACAACACTTATTCAAAGTAGAAAAGTCTTATGAAGTATCAGGTAAGTTTAACATTATATCTTTGATTTTTTAAAACATCTTTTTATTAAAGATCATAAAGTCGAATGGATCAAAAAAATGAAAACAAATTCAAACCAAAGTCTCAACCAACTTTTTCTATTTATGATTCCCGATGAGTTGAGACGTTCGACGAATAGATTCCAGCCACATAAAATATTTCTACCAACTATAAAACAAAAGGCAATCTTCAAGCCTTTTATAGAAACAGAAACAAACTCAACGAATCCTATCCAACAAACCCAAGAGCCTTATTGGACGCTAGATATTAAACCTTTGAACAAAAAAATCAAAGTCAAAGCAACTACACAAATTCATGAACTAAAAACCAAAGTTTTTGAAGGACTGAAAAAAGACTGTCCTTTATTACCTTCGAAAGACCACATCATCTTTCAAGACCAAAATGGAATTGATCTTTTAGATGTATTAAAGCCTCCAGCTTTTGTTACTTGGGAACCTATAGTTCAATCACTACCTATTGTCCAACCAGTTACGATTAACGCTGATATAAGAAAGACCTTTTTACAGCTTTTGGTAAAACCAAATAACGAAAAGATCAAAGTTCAAATGCCTTCTACTTTGCAAGAATTACGCCTTTTGATTAAAAAGAAACTACAAGAAGGACTTTCGATAAATGTTTCAGAAAACAATCTTTTATTCCACGATTCAGATGGATATATAGTTACAGATTTATCCGAATCTATTCCTGTCTCTGTTACCATCCAATAAACTACTCATATTCATCAATTATACACATTCTTGTACCATAAGATTTTTAATGTCTTAAAACCAATAGTTTTTTTAGTAGTAATAACAACACAAAGAAAAATGAGTAAAAAGGTTTTATTAGAAGATTGTAAGAGTTGTAATAAAAGCGGATGGGTAGACATCACAAAACTAGTACAAAAAGAGGATGGATTAAAGTTTATAAAATCGAAAGTTTGTTGTAGTCGATGTTTTGGAGCAGGAAAAGTTTACAAAGGAAACACGATTGAAGTAGACAAAGATTCGTTTATTGATAACAATAAATAACTAAAGAAGTACCAAAGAAAGAGGAGGACGATAAAGAATTTGTGGAAAGTTTTGCTTGATAGCTTCTTGAATTTCTTTGTTAACTTTTTTATCTGGAATAGAATAAATAACTCCCGAGTTTGTATCATAATCAACTCCCTTTATGTCAGTGAATTGTACGCTTCTGACAGATTCAAAGAAAGGATCTTCTGCTAAAGTTTTTATAAAGTTGAAGTCGTAAAAAAGTTCAGCTCCAATAAACTTTAATTCTTGAAAATCACTTGGAAACTTTTGTCGAATCAATTCTTTTAAAAACTCATCTTTTGGAGGATAAGCACAAAAGGCTCCTGTCCCTGCTAAAGAGGTTTGAAAGTCTGCAAGATCTTTGTCTTGGATTTTCAAAAATTGCGCAAGAAAGTTATAAGTTAATAGTATTTCATTCATATAAAGAATATTAATCTCTTCTTGTTGTTTGTTTAGAGTTTTTAAAGAAACTTGTTTTTTGAGTGCGTCATACAAATAGACTATAGCTGTAACCGAATAACAAATCATACGAGTAAGATCATAACCAAAGTTTGAAGTTTGACATCCGTACCCTTGATCACATAAACTTTGTAAGTATGTATTATCTGTCAAGTCTACAATAGTTCCGCGATCAAAGTCATAAATCAAAACTTTGTATCTTGTTTTCAAATAAACATTAAAAGCCTTTTTATTATAGTTGAATGTGAAAGGAAAAACAGTTTCTTTTTCTAATTTTCGAACATAAATGTTTGTTAAATGAAGATCGTTATGTCTCAAGTTTACAGCAGACATACAAGCAAGCGCCCAAAATATTTCAAAATAAACGGATTGATAAGAAGATAAAGAATGAACTTCTAATAACCAATTCTTTAAAGTGACATCGGATGGTTGTAATTGTTCGTTTATTATAATATAAGTTCTTTCTTGTTGTGTATGAATTTTGAATAAAACATCTTTTTCTTTCTCAGTAATAGGTTCTTTACCAATTCTTCTTGGATTTAACTTTCGAATGATTTCTTGAATTAAATTTTTATCGTCTTTATCGTTTTGATCATAAAACTTTTTAACTAATCGATTCATAAATCCATCACACTCTTGATAAGCTATAGGTTTTATGAAGAATGGACAATATTTTGGAATTAGTTTCGAAATAACATAAGAATAAATAGCTCCTTCTACTATTGGACCATTTGTTGTAATCGAGTTTTGAGTAAAGAGTTTGAGAAAGACATTTTGGTTTTGTAAAGAACCAAGCAATTGAGAAGATTCAGATGTTGAAGTTGATTCCAAAAACTTGGGTTGCTTTAAAACTTTAAACTCTGAACATAGTTTAACGATTGATTCAGCAATCGAGACTAAATCCTTTTTATCTTTTCTCACTTGAACACCTTGTAAAAACACATTATCTTGTTGTTTTGCAGGTGTAAAATCTGCCTTATTTACGGGTAACATTCTTATTATAATTGTTTTACTTGTAACCTTATTAACCTATTGAATTAGTATTCAATTTTTTAACTCTAATTAAAAAACAAGCGGCTTATGATCGTTATGTAAGAAAGCTTTTTATTTTTTATCAGGTTTATTGTTTACAATCGTATTTCTGGGTTCAGTATCAAGTGATTTGTCTTCCATTTCTTGCATCTTTAGTTTAATCTTTTCTATTCCGGATCCAAAATCTTGAAAACAACGTCTTATTCTATGATAAGCCATTTCCGCTTCATAATTAAATTCATAATCATCATGTTTTTTGTTTTTACTCGATTCCATAGTTGTTATAATCATTTTACTACTAAATTTCAAACAAAAACGAATATTAGTTTTTGAAAGAAAAAGTTTTTATTGGTTAATAATTGTTTTCGGAGGAACATACAAGATTTGTGGAAACTGTTCTTTAATGCAAGCCGTTATGGAATCTATAGTTTCTTGAGTAGGCAAAGTATAAACCATTTCATTCGTTGGTAACATTTCTATTTTGAAATCTCTAAAGAATACATCACTTGTTAAGATTTGAACGTAATCAAAATCATATTTTAATTCTTCGCCTTCAAACATAAAGTCTTTATCTAAACCTTTTTCTTTTAAATCACTTTTTTGAGGGTAACGACAAAAACTTTCGTTTTCCTTTGGTGGAATTGGTTTACCATTAACTTTTTCAAAGTTTTTCAAAAACCCGAGTAAAGGAGAAGCAGAATACTTTGGATCTTCTTTTTCTACATCTTGTACACCTGTTTTTGTGAAACAAGTAATTCTAGTAGCATCGTATCCATAGTTTTTTAAATCACTTCCAAATCCATATTCAGAAAGTCTTACAAGAACAGTATTATTAATCAATCCTGGAATTGTAGAACGATCGTAATCATAGATTAATAATTTATAACGAACAGGCAACTTAAAATAGAAACTTTGGTTTAACGTTTTTAATTCAAAAAACATAGTTCGTGGTTCTGCTAGTTCTTCTACATAAATGTTCTCCCAATGTAAGTCGTTATGTCTAAAGTTAATTCGTTCAAAACAAAGTAAAGTCCAAACTAATTGAAACCAAGCACTTTGATAACTTTGTAAATCTCTTTGTTTCATAATCCAATTTTTGTATTGTGTTGTTGTTTGTGTATTTATTTGTTCCAAAGTTAACAAGTAAGCCCGATTTGAACTTGAATATAGTTTATTTCTTATTTTTTCGTTTACTTTGTCTTCGTTATCATCATTTACTCCATCTATGCTTTCTAATCTACTTAACAAATAGATTAGTTCATCTTTCATTCTAAGATCGAATTCAAAATCCAATTCCTTTCTTAATCGACCTATTAAACCATCACATTCTTGGTATGCTATAGGTTTTATAAGAAACGGAGTATGTTTTTCTATCAGTCTTGGAACTACACAAGAATAAATTGCAGCTTCTACAAGTAAATTATTATAACCAATAGGATCATCTTCGTCTTTTGTAGTATCGATTCCACTTTGAGTAAACACTTTGATAAATAATCGTCTATCATTTAAATTTCCAATTACTTGCGCAGAAAGACTACTACCTTCTTTTCCTAAGGCTTCCGTCAATTCTACATTTGTAAAGTCTTTACAAAGATCGATTGTGTTTTGTAAAAACTCGAAAACTTTATCTCCCTTTCTTTCTTTGTTTATAATTAACGGAGCATAAATCTTTGCATCTTTTGCTTTTATAACCTTTGGTTTTTGAACTCTTTCTTCGCTTGATTCTACTTGACCCATTTTTTTCTAAATTCTTTCTATGTACTTATTTTCAACTTTTTTCCATCTCTTTTTTAATAAAAAATCCTCTTTCTATACGCTTGTTTTTGTCTTATTTTTATTACTCTCAGAGTCATTATAATCTGACATATTCGCTTAGAACTCTCTATAATCTTTAACGTCTAAACCATACTTTTCTATGTTCTTGCGCATGAACCTACTTATACCTACTACATACAATAGACATACTTTCTACGTCATTATAACTATCTTTAAAACCATACTTTAAGCGATGAATCAACTACATGTAACTACATTGTTTTAAACATCAATTGAAAGCAATGATCAAAGCAATCAATCGATTGTTTTTTTTAAAACAAAAAACAAAAAAAGAGAAGGACTCGATTGAAGGAGCTTCTCAAAGGTCCTACAACTTTTTTTTTTAAAAAAACAAAACTCATTGATGATGTACTGCATCCGATCGCAGTACACCATTCTCTTAACGCTCTTAAGACCTCTTAATTAAGAACGATAGGCTATTCAGAAATAACGGAGAGAATAGCGTTCAAGGGACTGAATAAAAAAAAGACTTGTTAAATTTTGTCGAATAAAAGAGAATCGAATTGGAAGAAGAAAGGTATTTATTTATTAATTACAATTGTCCTTTTTGATTTGTTCGATATCATGTTTACAAAGAATACAGTTACAAGAGAATTCATATACTTGGAGTGACTTTTTACGCTCTTCATAGGATTTTGTATTATCAATGTAAGTTACAAAGATTTCTTGGCCTTGTTTTATTGTTTCTGTAGAAATAAAATACATTGAACCTTCTTGAAAGTAGTATTCGCAGTTTGGTTTACAACTATGATTAAAAAACGATCCAGGATAAAACAATGCTAGACATTTATCTGCTTTATTTGTAGCATTTTCTGAATACCAAGCAAATACGTTAATTACAAGTATTGAAATCAAGTGTATGTAATCATCAAAGTTAATAAATTTAGAAAACGATTCCTTTTCGAAAACTTGTGATACTTGTTCATAAGTTGATTTCCATTCATGAAGATTTATTCTTGCGTTTTTGAATCCAGATAAGAAAGACAATGATTCTAGTTGTTTCCAACATGTTTTGTTCTCAATAACCATGCGAGCAAATATTTTACAGATGAATAATGGAAAATGAATAAACCATTGTCCATACTTACTTATCGACTTGATAAGACCCAATAAATCTTTACTACATAAAACTTTATGATAAGTTTCGTACGCTTTTGTTTTACAAAATGTTCCGCAGTAAGACTCTTGATTACATTCCTTACACTTTACTGTAACTTGTTCGATTCCACAAAAAGAACAAACTTTATCTGAAAGAGTAACAAACAAGGAAGGTTTCATTTCAATAATTGGATCTAACTTTTGTAAATCATCTTTAGCGACTACTCCCCATTGTTTTTTGGATCCAAAGTTTTTCAATTGTACTCGATTTAAACTATTAACCGTTTCAAATGCTTTTAAAAGACTTTGTTCTTCAAACTTTGCCTGACCAAACCCATCTACACTAACTCTCAAAGACTCTCTTTTCTTCTCGGCTTCTCTTTCTTCTATAAACAAGTTTACTAGATAAAGAATTGTCGTATCATCTTTAAACAAGTAATCTACAGTAATCGATTTCTTTTTAGCCCAAATCAAGAATTCATGAAACAATTCTTCTCCAAGTTTCTTTAGCGCAAAGCCTTTATGAATCTCTAACTCTGCCATTTTATATCTTCCTTTCTTACTATCTTTCTAATCAATAAACTCTTCATTTTAAATCACACGATTAATCTAATCTTTTTTTTTTTCAGAGTTTTAAAACGAAAAACATGGATTGAGTAGAATGATAGAGGACATGATTATTGATCGAGCTTAGACCAGAATTTCTCAAAGTAAGGCATATTGTCTTGAAGCCAAGTTTGATTCTTTTTCACTTTAGTAAACGTAATCATTGGTTTTTGGTTTTTATAATGTGGATTAGGTTCGATACCATATTGAGTAAAAAACATCCAATCGGTTTCAAATCCAATAACTTCCATTTGCATTTGACATTGATGCCAATAGGCTTGAAGTTTATTAACAAAGTCTACATATTCTTCCGATAAGTTTGTAATGATAGTAAAAGCCTTTGGATCTTTTCCAAATAATAAGCATTCTTTTTCCAATACTTGTAATTCTTGTGATTGTTCAAATGTTGTATTATGTAAGATATCACGATAAGCTGGAGCTTTTAATTCAATAGGTGTTTTATATTTCCAACTTAATAGATCGGGAGAAATAGCAAGCCTGTAATCTGGATTTTTATGAGATATAGTTCCAAATTTAAAAGTAATATCATTCCAAAACCATGTATGTAAGTAGCCTGCTTCATCTTCATATTTATTTCCGTGTTGTATAGCATGAACATTAGATAAATCGTGAGAACTTGGATCCTTTTTTTGATTCAATAAATAAGTATGAGCTTTATCTATTGCAACCTCTTTATTCATTGTTTTAAATTCATCTCCTAACGCTAAGACTAAATGTAAGTCGCTTGCTCTAATTCCTTTTTTTCTTAAATTTATCCATTCAACGCTTTTCTGTTCCAACCAAGGAGTTTGAAAAACCCGTTTCCAATCTAAATCCATCCATGATAAATCAAATAAAGCACTTTGTAAATTATGAGGATCATGACCTATTCGAAGCTGTATCCATCCATCGTTATTTGCTTTTGCATCTAATTCATACTTTTCCCAAAATTCCAAGTTTTTTAAAGGTGATGAGTTGTGTAATTCTGCTCTTGAATGATCAAACCAAAGATTTCTATAATCATCATAATTCACAACAATCGGATCTTCAAAGATATCTTCTTTATATATACTTTCCATATCAAAACTCTTTCTAATCACTATAAATTTTGTTTTTCTAACGACTACATCTTCGTTTTCTTTTGAATCCAACAAATGAAACTACCTTTTAAAGAGCATAACAGAAGAAAAACTTTGATTTCGAAACATTGAAACAAAAAAAATTATGGAAAACAATAATAATGCTAAACGACTTGTGTTAGATTGTTTGAGTGATAAAGAATGGAAAGTAGAAGTTTCTTTTCCTTTTATTGATATTCTTTATGTTTTGATAATCGAAAAATCTAGTGGAATAACTTATGAATCGAATGTGGCTTTAAACAAAGGAATTACAAACGATGAACTTCGTGAGATGTTTGGTATAATGCCATTGATTACAAAGAAAGAAAAAAGTTTAATCGCCAAGTTTAAGTTTTTTGGAGAAATTGAGCTTTCTGAAATCATATCTGAACTTTTACAAACTGCTATAACAAAGTTAACTTTGGAACTTGAAGATGTAAAGTCAAAAATCCCAATAGTTCAAAAGCCTTTAATGATTCGATGTACAGATCAATTAAGAACTACTTCAACTGATTGGACTACTATTGCCGAAAAGTTAACAAACATTGAATATGAAACTTTTGGAAATGAATTGAAAGTAACTATAGAATGCGCAGTACATGCGACTGGTTCGGGTGGGATACGGTTAAAGATAGACGGTCAAGTATGGGATCAAAATACAACCTATGGTTTAGATTGGCTTGTTACCGGAGGAAATAAATGGGAGAAATTTTCTATTGTTCGAGTATTTAAAATTTCTGCTGGAAAACACAAGTTTACTGTAGAATTTCGATCTACTGGCGGTTTATTACAAACTCATGGGGGAGATGGTCAATATTCTGGTTTCTCAATCTTATTTGAAGAATTTCCTTGTGTTTCTAAATAAAGTTTTTTATGATTTATTGAAATGGATTTATTGTTGTTGTGGGTGTAATATCTACAAAGTTGGAGGAAAAGGGGTTAGGATTCCCAAAAGGCGATGATGAGTTAGAAAAAGGATTCAAAATAAAAGGGGATGTTTCTTGATTAGATGAATTTGAATTTACAGAAGATGTAGTAGTGTTAGTAGAAAGAAAAGATGATTGGTTTGTGTTTTCTGTTATAAAGTTTTCTTTTAAAGGAGAATAATCAAAGGAAGTATATTTGTTTTTCCCTTTTTGTTTTCCTACAGCTGCTTTTGCTTTTGGATCAAGAGGTTTTCTACCTCTCTTTTTAGGTAAGTTTTGTGATATAATCGTGGCTTCCAAGTTTATATTTGAATCGTTTGAAGATAATGAATCTTCTTTTGGTTTTGTTTCTTCAAATTTCATAGACCATTCTTTCATTTCTTCTTCGGGTGTTGGTTTTTGAACAACTTGTGTTTGTTGTTCCTTTTTATTCTTCTTTTTTGGAGGAGCTGGAACAAACGATGGAGTAGAAGTAGATCTTTCCATTTTGTGTACTTTAGTAGCAAAATTATGATCGGAGGATTTTTTATCCTTTGATTGACAGATTAATAAAAACTGATCAATAATTTCAAAGAAAGAAGGTATGTTTTCTTTAGCTTGGGATAACGAAGAACATTGAGATTTATCCCATTCTATTTCTGCTTGATAAATGGTTTTTGATTTCAATGCATCTTGAGGAGTAGGACCTTGTTTTATACAAGTAAAATCAATTCGAAAGATTCCCTTTTGAAATGATTTTCGTTTTTTAAAACGATAATTTGTAACTTTCGAATAACGAAGAGCTTGACTTTGTAACTCTGAGTTTAGGTTTAATCGAATGTCGATTGGAGAACCATCCAAAGATCCATTTTGTATTTTCATAGTTGCCTTCCATTCAGGAATCCAATAATCTTGTTCATCAACTTTATGAATCAAACGAACGTTTTTTTCAAAGTTCATTTCATTAATCTTTTTCCAATTCGGATGTAAGCAATTCCAAGATGGATCATTTGATATCTTGTTTAAGATAGAAATAAAGTAGTTTCGATCAAATCCATATTCAAATTTATCTTTTTTCTTAATACCAAAAGAAGATTCAAACTCCAAGTTATCATTCTTAAACCACTGAGTTACTGAATCTTCAACATCTGCGAAAAACTTTGGATCTGAATTCCACCATTTTTTCTTCTTTTCTTTTGCTTTTTCGTTTGTTTGTTTGAATAATGATAGAATATCATCATCTTGAATAGATTCCGGAAGAATAGGATTTACTACCGCCATATTCTTTCCTTCTTCTTTTTTGTAGCTTTTTATTTCTTATAATTCAATCCAGACTTAATTTTTAGTATCAACAACGAATCTAAAATTCATTCTATGTTTCTTAAAATTTTTTGACTCTTAATAACGATGTTAACTTTCTTCTTTATCTTTATTGTTTAATATAAAAAAAATTTTAAATCGATTGGTTTTCTGACTTTTGTTCTTCTTGTTATTCCAGTAACTTTGGTGAGTTGAGTGGATTGATTTTTGGTTTGTTGAAACGAAAGGTTGTCATGGTGTTAATGATGTATGTCAATCATAGTTGATAAAATAAAGCGATTTTTTTTAGTTTTTTTCAAAAAAAATGAATGATAAAATTTCGAGTTTAGAATGTTCAATCATTTATGTAAGTCAAAGATTTTATAATCTTTTTTTCGGGAAAATCAACTGAGCTAAAACTTATAGTTTTCATCTAGTAAAGTATGGAAGAATCGTTAGTCAATGATGAACTGGACATAGATTCGGAAATTAAACTAAAGAATAAAAGAAAAGAAATAGAACAAATTATCGATGAATCTATAGAAGATAAAGAAGAATCAGATAGAGATGTAATTCAATCAGACGAAAACAACAACGAAGAAGAAGACACTTCAAATGAAATATCAGAATCAAAAAAGTTAAAAACTAGCCATAAAAGATCAATTTCAGCTCCCGAAGTTTCTCAAGTTTCAAAGGAAACTATCTCTACAATTTCTGCTCCAAGCGATTCTATTTTTGAAAACCCAAACAAAAAAGAAGTGGAAGAAGATAATGATGAATTGGAAAGAAGTGAATACCTTCAAAATTCCCCAGTTCAAAGACAAACAAATGCTAGTGATCATGAACCAGTCGAAGTAGAAGATAATAATGAGGAAGGCGATAGTAGTTCGGAGGATGAAACCATTGAACTACCTATACATGTACAACAAACAGAAGATATAAATCAACCGATTATGAATCCAGAAGCATTTAAACAACAACAAAGAGTGTTTTTTCAAACAAACTATTCTAATCTGATTGGAATGTTAGAAACATTTGATGATAAAGATGTACATCCTCAATGGACAGAAGATACACTAGTAAAATGGTTAAAAGCATTTGAATTATTTTGGACTCCAAAGAATGAAGAAGGTGTAGAATCTTATGAACCAAATGACTTGTTTGAAATGATCAAAAGAAATCTTAACATTACTACATTTGAAAGTATCGATCCAAACTATGTTCAAGAGTTAGCGGATAAAAAGGCATTTTATCCATTGATTAACTTACAAATGAGATTTACTGCAATGGGTTATTTGATGAATGATGTATTTGAAAAATCAGAAGAATATACAAACAGATTTTACAAGTTAATGCATGATATTTTCGAAGTTTGTGAAATGATGTTTCACTATGTAAACTATATATGGATGAAGAAACATAATTATACAGGACCCGTAGAAGCAAAAATTGGAATGTTTCAATGGGATCCAAAGTTTGATCCTAATACATTAAATACTTATCAAAAGAGCTTGATTTTTTGTTTGTTTCAACTGAAAAAGAAAAACTACAGAAGATACGGAGAAGACATTTATGCTCCAATTTATAACCGAAAAAACCAATTTACGTTCTCTTGGAAAAAAGTCAAATCAATTGATGAGTTTGTTGTAAATTCAGCAGACTTGTTATCACAAAAGAATAGTTTTCTTAATTTGACTGATGCAAGAGGAGCTAATCCTTCTGCGGCTGCTAACTTTTTAAAAAAGTATCAATGTGCTTTCTTTCCAGAACTTAAACCATCTCAATACTTGACTTCATGGGAAAATGGAGTTTATAACACTCTTAACTCTACGTTCCATACTTATGAAGAAATAGAAAAGAAACATACAGAATTCCAAAAGGACTTAACCAAGATTATTGATTTTGAAAATGCTGGATATTTCGGGAGACAACAAATCTTAAAGGAGATGTTAGATAAAAAAGGCGATAAACAAAATGAGATAACGGTTAACCAAGTTAACATTGATATTCCAGAAAGTGAATTAACGGATGAACAAAGAGTCGATTTAGAAATCAAAAAATGGTCAGAAAATCAAAAAACACCATTTTCAAATCCTTATGTATCGGCTTGTTCGCTTTCTTTTATTCCACAAAAGTTTATTGATTATACACATGTAAAAGATTGGAGAGAAATTCCTACACCATACTTTGATGGTATTATTAACTATCAACCTTGGCAAAATGATACAAAAGAATTCTTCCATGCTTTTTACGGTAGAAACTTTTTTGGTTTAGGTGACTATAAAGGAGAGAGATGGCAAGCAGCTCCATTTTTATTAGGAGTATCAGACTCTGCAAAATCTACTTTATTAGGACCTATACAAAGCATTATACCTAAAGAAGTATTAGGTATTTTAAACTCGAGAGTAGAAAAACAGTTTGGTTTACAAAACTTGTTAAATTATGGAAAGAATATTGCTATCATTGGTTTTGAAGTTGGAGCGGATTGTACTTTATGTGTAGAAGACTTAAAATCTATTATTACCGGAGAAATAGTCAAAATATCAATTAAAAACTTACAATCGATTGATGTTGTTGTTAAATGTCCTTTGATTTGTGCAATGAATGCTTTTCCAAAGATGTGGAGAAACGATGGATTTTCATTGGAAAAGAGAGCTTTAATCTTTTATTTTTCAAAAAAGATCGACCAACATACTATGAAGACTGATTATTCAAAGTATCTTGAACTCGAGTTATCAAAGGTTTTACAAAAGACTACTAGAGCTTATAAAGAATTAGTAGATAAAATTGGTAAAAATAACATTTGGTTACACGCACCAGAAGAAATCAAAAACAATGTTAAGAACTTTCTTTCTGATAATGATCCATTGAAAGCCTATCTTAAAGATGCTACTTATTGCGAACTAGATAAAGATAGTTATGTTTCAGAACAAAAGTTTCAAGAACAATTCAGTCTTTATTGTACTTCTAGAAATATCAAAATGCCCGCATGGAAAAAGTCTTATTACGATACAATTTTCGAAGCAAATGGAATCGAAATAAAAGCAGCATCCAAACAACAAGCCAATGGAACCTTTCAATATCAAAATTACGTTTTTGGTGTTAAATTAATTGAACACTCGAAACCAAACAATCAACAAAATAACCAACCAAACAACCAATCAAATAATCAACAAAAAACATCAGAACAAAACAAGACTCAAAATAACTTTATTGAACCAATTACCGAAGAAACCACCAAAGATAGCTATACTTTTTTTAGTGATTAAACGTTACGTTTAACGATTATTGATTTGTTACTTTTTTTTTGATCACATAAAACCAAATAAAATCCAAGAGTTTAACGAGGGTATAAAAAAGTGTTACAAGTCTTTGTAAGAGTAGAATGGAAGAGTTTATCTTATCTAAACCAAAAAGGAAACAAGATGTAATTCTTGTACAAGAATCAATCGATGTAATAAACGATCAAGAAGAGGAAGAAGGAAATAAAGTATCAGAGGATATATTCGAAGTAGAAACGAAAGAAAACAAAAAGTTTGTTAGAAAGAGATATTTCGATAAAAGAGAAACCGGAATTAAAAGAAACACAGACATAGAAAACATTGAGTCTTGTTTTGATCATAAACTCATCCAATCTTTACCTGAAGGAATTTTATCAAAACAGGATGATCTAGATTGGTTTCCATTACTTTGGTCAACTGTCGAATTTATCTATTCAAAAGCTAATCCAAATTGTTATCCAAAAACTATAGATGAATTATTTGATCCGATTATTAAAGTGAATCAACTTTTAAAAAATCCTTTGATTACAAACATAACTATCTGTTGGTCTCATTATGTATTAAAGAAAGAAGAAAATACATTCCCAATCTTATGGATGTCTGGGTTAAAAGATCCAGAATGTTACGATGGATTAGGTTGGGAATACTTTTCTTCTAATGTTAAAAAATGGTTAGATTCTTTAGCTAATTCAGAAGGAAAATACATAACTCATATTGCTAAAGATGAAGTAGCTACTTGTTTCTTAAAGTCTAAAATAAATGTATAATCTTTTTCTTTTATTATTGTTATTTTGAAACATGTTAAGTTATATCGGTAGAAAGATTTGTTCCAATAGCTTGCGTTTGAAGAGAATTTCTTGCCATAATATATTGACCAAAGTTTCCTCGGAAAAGCATAATAAAGATCAAAATAACCAAAACGGTAGTAGAAATAGCAAATACAGCAGCAATCCAAGCTCCAGCTTCTGTAGAAGACATTCTATTAAGACTTTTTGTTTCTATTGGATGTTTGAATAAAACAAAACAAAAATTTTTTACAACTCTTTTTTTTGTTCTCTAATGAGCGAATTTTATTAAAATTTCAAATGAAGTATAGATGTGATTAGAAGGTATCTAAATATGCAAGTTTTTAAAAAAGATAGGCGTTGTTTTGTTGGTTCAAGTTTTGTTTTTTGATTACAGAAAGGAACGGCTTTTTTTAAAACAAGAAGCATCTTAATCGATAACGTTGATACTTTTTTTAAACTAACAATGTCAAATAATCCAAACGAAAAACCTACCAAATCTAAAAAGGTTTATACTCTTACGAAAGAAGAAGCAGAAAAGTTGGGATTAACAAAGAATTCAAATAAAAAGTCAATAGCTCAATCAGCCGAAAAATTAGGAATTAATCCAAAAGTTGTTTCTAAACAAGATAAACCTACATCAACTTCAAATGCAAAACCTCAATCCCCATTCGATATGAGAATTTTACAAGACTTTACGAAAAACATGTTTGGAAATAACATATCATTTGATGCTCCAGAACATGGAGATGGAGAAGAACAAGGCGAAGGATTTGATGAACAAAGTTTTAAAGATATATACGATCAAGTTGTAAAACAAACCCCAATGTTTTCTATGGTTAAGAACTTTTTACCCGAAGACCAACTTCAATCTATGATGAAGAACGCAGCTACCAATTTGGTTCAGAAACAAGAAAAACCAAAAACTTCTGTAAATCCTACTTCATCATCACAAACAACTGTTGTTGAAAAAGAAGCCACAGTTCAAGAAACTAATGAAACTACTGTATCAAAAGAAGAAACGATTCCACAAAACTTTACTCAACCTAATCAACCACCATCACTCATGGATATTTTGGGCGATTTAGCAAGAAAGATGCCTGGTATTGCACAAAACTTTAAATTCAACGAGATGAGTGAAGAAGAGTTTGAAAAGATATCTGAAGAAATTGAAGAAGAAGAAAAAAATGGAGATAAAGCAGATAAGGCAGAAAAAGAGGAAGAAAACTCTGATGAGAAAAAGTATTATCTTGCTAATTTATTTACAAATCAACTTATTGCTTTGATGAATTTCTTAATCGATAAAGCGCCTAAAATGACTGAAACATACAGAAGCTATATTAACATTATATGTGAAATGGCAAAGATTGATCCTTTGAAACCTTTACAAACCTGGAAAGAATCGATTGAAGGACATGAACACATTTTCAGAGCTTGTACTCCCGAAAACATTGATGAAATGAAGCGTTATTCTAAAACCGATTTTTTCTTAAAGATGTTAATGTTTGAACAAAACTGGCCTGAATTTTCAAAAGACAAAACCAACATTCAAACCTTGTGGAATATTTTTGGAGGAATGATGACTACAACCGATTTGTTTAGTGTTTTTCCAAATGGCTTTAATTCAATGATGATGGAGTTTGCTATGGGAATGTTTAATAAAACTGGAAATAACTTGAACAATATCGGAACTGCTATCAATCAACAAATCGAATCTATGCAAACCGATAAACGACTTAAAAGAGACATTTTGAAAGTTGCTTTAAAGATTCAAAAGGATAGAAAACCAGGAAGTCAACTTGACGATGATAAAGTTGATAAGATCTATCAAGAGATTAACGTTAGAAGAAACAACCTTGTTTAAAACTTTTAATTTAAAAAATAAAAACTTCCTTTTTTGCCCCTTAACATGTTTATTGATTGTTAGCTTAAAGAATTGTAGGTACAAGTAGTTTGTTCAAATAAAGGATTGAAATTTTCGAGGTAACATCAAGAGAGGATTTTTTGAGAAAAGTTTTTTTTTTTCCAAATAGCTCTGTTATTAAGATTTAACGAGAAGAACAAGAATGGATTTAGAGTGGATTGTACCATTGAATAACTTTTACTTTCTTGATCGGTTGTTATCTGATTCTATTCGATTTGGAATTTCTAAACAAGATAATGTTTTGTTTCATGTTCAAGTGTTAAAAAGATTTGCTGAACGATTTGAAAACGAAATCGATAAAACCTTTTATGAAGAACAATTTAACTTTTGGAAAAAGAATGGATTGTTCTTTGATGACTTGGAAAACCTTCAAGATAAACGAATCGCTAGAACTTCATTATTAATTCATACACTTAATCAATTCGAAAACTCTCTTGTTAAAAAAACAAATGACGATGTAAAAAATCTTATTCTTCAAACAAAAATGATGGTTACTAAATTGTTTTATTCTTCTGATGTTGATGAGTTTCAAAAAAAGTTAGAAGAGATTACAAATAAAGAGTCTGAGATATCAAAGAGCTTAAATGTTTCTTTCATTTCGATGACTTTACCCGATGGATTTGATAGTAGAATTCTTTTGGAAGACCGAATCTACTTTGTTTTGTTTTTAAGCATTTTTGGAAAGAACATTTCCAAGTTTATAAATGTTAAAATCACAAGTCTAGATGTACGAGAATGTATTAAAATGCCTAGATTTTTAGATTATCAATGGCTGAATTTAGATCCCTTATCAGGTATCGACTATAGAACAATCGATGAACACATGATTTATGAACAAAACTTTTGTCAACAAAGATTCAAGTTGTTGGAGAAAGTCGTTTTGTGTCTTTATCATTTTACAAAACAAAAAGCAAAAGACAAGAATGTTACAAAAGAAGAACAATCAAAGTTTGGTTGGTGTTATCAAGAGTTTTTCAAACTCTTAAAATCTAAACAAGAAAGTTTGTTGTTAGAAAGACTTTCATCCGAATCTATTGGAATTGCCGAAAAGAGATTAAAAAGCTTTTTACTTGAACGATTAAATAAAGGATCTAAATCACTTATAGTCATAGAATTCGATGATAAACTATTACAATCCATCTTTCCAGAAATTAAAACCTTTGATGAATTGATATCAAACTATAAAGGCAAGTTAAATGTTTACTCGAAACTGAAAAAGAAGAATGATCAAGAAGGTTGTGACCTCGATAACTCTGAAAAGATGTTATGTCTTTTGTTTGACATTTCGTGTCTTAAAAACTCGAGTTTACAAATGTTTAAGGAGGTGTATGGAAAGTCTTGGCTTGCTAATCCTTCTTACGTTGTTCCAAATACAATCAAAGTACAAGTTAAACACACTCTTCACATAAATGTTTTGAAAGATTGGCTTCGACTTTATTATACATTTAAAAAACCAAACATTTTGGAGACTAAAACCTTTTGTCAAATAAGACCTATTCCATCTCGTTTTCTAAATGATCCCTTTTATTTTGATGTTTCAAAGTTGTACTTTGGATTCGTTCAATCAGACGATAATTCTATTCGACCTTTAGATCCAAATGAAATTCGTTCTTTAGTCGACCAATGGAAGAAAAAGTATAGTTATGATGTAGATTCTTGTTTTCTTACGGAAGACGAAAGTCTTGAATGTAAAAACTCTTCTTGTCCTTTGATTACGTTGGAAGAACAAGTTTTAAATACCGATGAAAAAGAGTTACTTAATCAAATTCTCTACATAGGTCAATTTAGAAATGTATCTAGCGTTTCTCCCAAGATTGAAGAATGTAAAGATTCAAAACAAGAAATAGATGTACCTTTGACTCCAAAAGTAATTGAATCTGATCAAGATGGAAAAACTCAAGTTTTAACAATCGAAAATGATTCTATGGATGTTTTAGAATCCAATAAAAATTTAACGAATCAGTATTCTTGTGTTGAATCTAATCATTCTAATTTACCTGTTTGGGTTTCTCCTTATTATGACTCTGAATTTAAAAGACTTTGTATTTCTTCTTATCATTTAGTTCGTCTGCCTTCTCAATCAGCATTTGATATTCGTTTAAATCCTCTAGATCATTTTAATAATCCAATCGAATCTTTATCCAATGCAAAAATTGTTTGTTTATTACCTCCTTCACAAGAAGAATGGAATACAACTTTATGGAATCGAGTTTGTAAATCTATTTTTTGGCTCGACTTTGTAAAATCTTCAAAAGGAAAAGAATACTATCAAACCGTGGTTCCTCAATCTACTTTGATTGAAACCGTAGATGATTGGTATAATAAAGTAGGACAAAATGATACTTTGAAAGAATCTAAACATTGTTGGCTTCTTTGGAAAGCAGGAAATCTAGCTATTTCTGATCTTATCAAAGAAATTTGGAAGCAATTTGTTTTTATAACGAGTGATCGCTCAAAAACTGAAGAAGAAGAAACTTACGTTTTTGATTCTAAAAAATGTTTGTCTATTTTCGAAAGTTGGAGGTCATTAGACGATAGACCTAGAATCTTACCTCCGTTACCTAGTTCCTTTTTTGAGAATGAACAAGATCCTGATCAATCATTTCTTGATCACTTAAAAATATTAGGATATTTATCAACTCAAGCAAACGAATTTATACCTTGTCGATTGATTGAAGGTTATTGGAATCAAATAGTTAGAAACTTTTATGGAGTATCTGAAGATGCTCTTCAAACGAAACTGATTAAGTTAAATCACATTACTATTGATCACTTGTTTTCTTTGATTTATTTTGATCCAAAACAAAAAGATCAGTTATTTTCAGAATGTATCTCTCTTATTAGTTCTTTACCTACGTTTGAAAGACTATTATTTTGGTTCTTTCTCTCTAAAACTTTACTACGATCTGATCCTTTGTTTACAAACTACAAAAACATTGGAACTGATTTTGAATGTGAAAACTCAAATTATTATCTATTCGAAGGTTCTGAGTCTGTTAAATTAATAGCAAGTCAATGGAAACAATTACATCAATTCTTCTCAAAAGAAAAGGATTCAAAGGTTCTAGATTCATTCTATGCCTTTTCCGATCTCTATATTTACCGTGTTTCCCAACAAATCAAGTTTTTGGAAACAAAGTTATCAGTATGTAAAACGGATTCAATAGACGATAAATGTAATTTATTAAAGATTGAAAAATCGACGTATGAGACAATGCTAATTAATATGAAAGCATTACAAACTCTTTCTAAAAGAAACGTAATGAAAGAGGGGTTAAAGAATCTTGGTCCTTTGTTCTTAAAGAAATTAGATCCTTTTATTATCAAAACAAAGTTATTCGATTACTTATTTGAAGATATTCAAAACTTAAAACCAAAATCAAACATTCCATTTTTGGATCCTCGTCTTATTCCAGACTTTTCAAACTTTATCATACCGACTAATGAAAAAGAAGAATTCATCATTCAATCATATAAATCAAAAAGACAGAAATTTATCATTCTCCATACCGAATTATTAAAGATTGAAAACTCTACCATTTATTCTACACTCAGACAAAAGGCTAAAGATTTTGACTTATAACATGTGTTTATTTTTTTGGTTTTAATACTTATAAATGTGAGTAACAATGCTCGACTTTTTTTGACCCTTTGTTTTCCAACAAAAGATGTAAGAACGAGTTTGGTGATTCAATTTCTTTTGAAACGAGATGAAGGGCTTTCCTTCTTTTTTTGCATTATCAATGATTTTTAATGCTTGAGATTTCAATTGTTCAAACATAAAATTAATCATTTGAATCGATTCTTCCATATTTTTGAACGGTCCTATATGGTTGATAATAGGTGGTTCACCGGTTCCCAAAAATATAATTTCTTTCAAATAATAAGGACGAAAGGTAACTTCTTTTAATGAGTTTTGATTTTTGTCGCTCTCAATTTCAGAAGAATCAAAAATCATTCGACTTGAAAAGTATTGATATTCATTTCTCTTGTTCGTAATCGGAGAAATCTCGAATGTTTTTGTAAAAGCCTTTTTTGTTGGAGTACATAATACAAGGTCGCCTTCTTTCCAGTTTTGATCCATTTTAAAAAAACTTGTTTTTCTTTGTCTTTATGTTTGATTTTTTATGGTTGCGAGATACGAAAGTTTTATTTAACTAAGGTTACCCAGGTTAGTAAAAACGCTTTACTAGAACAAGACAGAAAAAAAGTTAAGAGGTTGATTTTAAAAACAAGGAGAAAGAACTCAGATGGAAGAAAGATACATTAAAAAAAGTTATATTGATGAAGGATCTTTTTCTGTCTGTTATAAAGCTATACGGAAGAACGATCAAACCATCGTAGCTCTCAAAGTTGTTAAGCCTGAAAAAAGTTCTTCTCACTTGGAAAAAGAAAAGGAAATACTTACAAAAATTGGTGATAAAGAAGGAATCATAAAGTTTATAGAGTTTATTCCTCAAGATAAATGTTTAGTTTTGGAATACTTTCCCAGTGAAAACATGTTTAACTTTGTTAGAGGTTGGGAATATCCTACTGAGCCAAAAGCAAAGGCTATATTCAAAAAGATCGTTATGGTTATTCAAACAATACATTCTTCGAGTGTTGTTCATAACGATATTAAATTAGAAAATATACTACTGAAGGATGATGAAATCAAGTTAATAGACTTTGGTTTATCTTTTGTTTCCGAAAAGGGTGAAATGCCTCAAGACCTTAGAAAAGCCGGTTCAAGAAACTATTTATCTCCTGAAAAACTAGATTTTAAAGATGATATCAAAGATGCTTATAAAATCGATGTTTGGAGTTTAGGAATTGTTTTATTTAGCATGTTAAACAAATTCTATCCTTATGACCCAAACGATCTAGCAAAACGCATCCAAACCGAAGTTCTTTATCCAAACATCTATGTTGTATACGAAAGAGAAAAGTTTTCTAAAAATTATATTCATCTTGTAGAATCCATGTTAACAGGAGATCCAAAAACCAGAATCTCCATCTCTGAAATCTTATCTCATCCTTGGCTTCAATAAAACCTTTTTTAAGCTCAAAAACCAATTTTGTTTTACTTGATTTAAAAAAAACAAATAACAATAACAAGCGACGATGATGGACGAAGAAGAAGTAAAGTTATTTGGTAGAAGACCTAAGTGGAATTGGTTACGTAGTAAAAAACTATGGTTTTATTGTGGTCTATGTCCAAATTTGTTTCTTTGTCTTTTGATTTGTATTCTTATCATTCAACTTGTAGCTTTGTTCGAATTATGTTATTATTGTATGTTTACAAATATTGAGTGTTTCAAATCCTTTCCAGAATCACCTATAAAATTTTTAATGTTTATTATGGCCATTATAGCTCTAATCTTTAATATGACTATTATTGTAATTACGGGATTAATGGTATTGGGTCTGATTGTTTATATACTCGGAGAAGTTTTTCTTTTAATAGCACGAATGATATCATCGACACCTATTCAAAACTTACAAAATCGATGTTTGAATATATGTTTCCATCCAAAAGAAGATGTATGAAAAACTTAACAATCCTTGAATAAAATTTTTTATTAATGTGGTTTTGATAATTCCACAACAGGAGGTTCTTCATGTGTTTGTATGTCTAATCTAGCTTCCTTTCGTGAGTTTTCTATACGCAATTCCAAATTGAGAAAACAATCTTGACACATATCAAAGACTCCTAGATAATCAGATAACAATCCACAATCAGAGCAAGGTTTTAAAGGTTCGTCGTTATCCATTTTCTAAAAGTCTTGTTTGAAACTTTTTTAGGTTTTTGAATTTTTAAAAACCAAAAACTATAAGTGAATCATTATAAGTTAATAGAATGTCGAACAAGAATTATTTAGAATTAGACGCAGAAGATACTAATGAGGAAGAAATAAAATGTTGTGGAAAAAGACCCAGAATTGCTTTATTAAGAAGCCGAAAGTTTTGGAAAACAATATCATCAATCATTGATAAATTTTTTACTTATGGCATTTACTTTATTATCGTGATAACAATTGCATATCTAGAATTTTCTTTTGTTTGTTCTATTGACTCTGTGAATGTTCAAAACGAATTAGTTGGTTGCGCTTGGGGAGAAGAAAACGGTTTTATAAACAAGTTTGGAATAGCATTTGGTTGGTTACTTAACATAACATTTTGTATCTTTGTTATTTTTATGTTCATATGTTTGATCGCTTTTAATTGGCGATTCTTGAAGGATACAATTAGAAATAGCTTTATTGTTGAAAAACTTGTAAACCTATGTTGTTTACCTGACCAAGAGATTCAATCTCAATAAAAAGTTTTTAAACGTTTCAATAGCAATTGTTTTTTCTGAGAAAAAAACTACTAAACATAATGACTTCTGGCTATCTAAAATATTATGTATTGAAACTTGTCTTTTGCGATCAAGATAAAAAAGAACAAGCTATAGAACGATTAGTTGATTTAGGATGGGAGTATGACGAACAAACGGAACAATTTCGAATAAAAAAAGAATTTAATCAACAAAATACAGATTTGATTAAGAATCAGATTAGTTTATTTTTGATGGATGGGTATCAAGTGAAACAACTTTCTCTTAATGTAGCAATTACGATTATGGATCTTAAAAGATCACATTAATAAAAAGAAGTTTCAAAAAAAGTTTGAAAGTTTTGTTCAAAAGTAAGAAATTTATTGCTACTAATTGATAAGAAGTTTGTTAATCAAAATAAGGTTAAAGAATAATCTCCCAAGTGTGTTTTAGAGTTTTTTTTAAGATTATAAAAGTTTTTAGATTAGAAAGAAGATGAATTCTCAAATCGAATTTGAAGTAGTTGATAATTTTTGGGACAGATTGAAAAAAGGAAAGAAACTTGGCGAAGGAACTTATGGAAAAGTTTTTAAAGTATCACCTTATCGAGGTGAAGTTTGGGATGAAGATGAAAAAGCATTAAAAATATTAAAACAAAAAGGAGATTGTGTTTTGGAAATTTCACATCTAGCAAATCTTAACAACATAGATGGATTACTTCCATTAAATAAAGTTTATTGTCAAGGAAACGAAATAGGATTATTATTTCCCTTGGGTGAAGATTTTCTAGATTGGTGGAATGATAGAAAGTCTAAACACGCTTCTCCCTTGGAAATGCTAGAAGACATTTTATCTATTTCAAAGTGTTTATTAATGACAATTTCTGATATGCATGAAAGAGGAATAGTACATAGAGATCTTAGTCCTTATAATATTATCTTTTATAACTCAAGACCTTGTATTATTGATCTAGGTTTTTCACGACAACAAAAAGAAAAGGATCAGTTGTTTACAAGCAACTATCATTTAACTATTCCAAGTTTCAGACCTCCAGAAATTCTAGATCCTGATTTCTTTGAGTATACTTCTGAAGCCTCCTTAATTGAAAAAATGGATTTAAAAGACGAAAGCGAAAATGACGAAGAAGAACAAGAAAAAGATGAAGAAGGAAATGAAGAAAATGACATAATTTCGACCAACTTACAAATGATTATGGAGGACTTATCAGATCAAGATCTAAGTTCATCCGAAGACGAAGATGATGAAGAAAATGATAAACGATCAGAAACGATATCATGGAAAAAGATATTTCCAAAAAGTATAATTAATAAAATGGAATGGGTAGAATCAGCCGATGAAAAACAAAAAAGAGTTCGATATTACAATGAAAAAATAGATGAGTGGTCATTGGGTACAATTCTTTACTATTTATTCTTTGATGATTACTTTTTCTACGGAAACATTTATCTTCAATGGTTTCAATTTCATTGTTATTATTACAATCGTTATGGAAAATGGTTAACAGATAAACATCCCGACATATTTTCAAAGTGTGTAGAAGAACATGGTACAGATAACATGAGTCTAAATAAAAAGATGAACGAGTGGTTCAAAAAATCTAACAAATTGATAACAAAAGAAGAAGATAAAAAACAATTATCAAAGTTAATGACTGCCTTTTACTTAATTCTTTATAATTTATTGGATCCCAATCCAAATAAACGAATGAGTTCAAAACAAGTTTTAACAGAAGTATTTGATTCAACCTGTCTTCCTAAAAAGTTCTTTGATTCAAAAGAACAACCATTAACCATTCACCCTCTTCAAAATAAAAGTTTTCCTCTTTCAAAATTACAAGTGAAAAATGTCTTACCATTAATTACTCATCTCTACGAGTTTTCGAAAAAGGTTGGACTTATAGCAACCTGTTACTATCATATCATTTACATTTGGCTTTCTTATTGCTATTTGAAAAACATAGATGATTTAGAAACTTTAACAAAGTCTTTGGCTATATGTTTTGATTTGATTGCTAGCTATAAAAACATTGATCCAGAAGAAGTTAGCTCTTTTGAAAGAAGAGTTTCTATTTGGCTTTGGTCTAAAACCAACAAAAGTTCAAAAAGAAGAAAATCTTTATGGTTTTCGAAAAATGAAAGAAATGAGTTTTGGATTCAAGTATTATCCATTCAAAAGGGTAATGTTTGGATACCTTTAGAAACTTATAATCTTCATTGTTCCGAAATTGAATGGGATGATGAAAGAGAATACAAAATTACAAACTCTATTTTATTTTCTATTCAAAACTCTTCCAAACTACCTTGTTTACATGAATTCTCTCAACTTTTACAATCCTTTGAAACAGAATCAAACGAGTCTTCAACCTAAAAATCCATTTGTGTTTATTTGTAATCAAAATGAAAAATAAAACTAGTTTTATAAAGTAGAGACAAATAGAATTTCCATTTTCATTCTCTATTTTGAATTTCTATTTCCGATAGACAACTTATACGTTGGCCTTTCTACCAACTTACTACAAACTACTGTAGAAAGAGGAAAAAAATGAATGGTGTTTCAAATTACGAAACACGAATGTTAAGAGATAATTCAGCAGTTATGGCTGAAAGGTTATTTGAAATCTATCAAGAGGCGGATAAGTTGATTGATTGGTTTCAAAGTTTCAGTTTGGTAAGAGTTTTTATAAACTTTTTTTACAGAATTTACTTATATTTTATCGTTTTACCATTGTTCCATTTGTATATACATGGACCAAGCGTAGGACCCATAGGTTTTTGGTCAGGAATGTCTTATAGTCAAATCTGTGCAAAATTAACAAACATGAACGATCCTGATTTTTGGAGCCTTACAGAAGACAATTCTAAGCGATGTTACATAATGATACTACAACACTTTCATTCGTTTTGGATCTTATTAATTTCTATACTTTATTTTGTTCTAATCTACTACGCTTTTAGATATTCAATCCAACTAATCACTTTCTTGGTAAGAAAATCTAGCCTCTTATATTTGTCAAGACCATTCGATGAACAAAAAGTTACAAAGTTAACATCCAAAACATAAACAAAGTTATAAAATCTCTTTCTTTAAACAAAAGTCTTTATTGTGTTTTCGTTTTCTAAAATGAATAATAAATGAGTTAACTCTTTTTTTTGTTTAAGATTTTTTTGGTGTTTTATTACAAAACGACATTAATGAATAGTAGCTTGATAAGATGAATATCGTTGTTCCATTAGAAGGAATAGATGTTGTAGACGTTGACGGACAAAGTTCTGAAACAGAAAAGGTCAATTTTATTCAAGATTTATCGAATCAACAAGTAATAAAACAAGAAGAATTACTAGACGAAAAGTATCAAGAATTGGATAACAATGAAAATTCAATAGAACAATCTGAAACAAAAGAAGACAAAAAGTTTATCTTTTTACCTTGTTTGATTAAGATATCTGTGGATCATTCTTCAACAAACAAATCAAAGTTAGAAGAATCCTCTATAAAAAATGAAATCATACTAAAACTACACGATGTAAAAGAATCTAGTATAGATAATTCAGAAAGCCTATTGTTTCTTTGTACTTACTTATCATTTCCAAGAGGAAACGAAACTTTGATGTTAGAATGCGCAGAAGATTTAAAAAAGAATACACCAGATATTCGAACAAAGATTAAAGAAAAATGGTTTTTTACATTCTGGGCTTCTCCTGATTGGTGGAGAAGTATTTTAGAATGTTCATCAAAAGAAGGAAAAGAATATGTTAACTCAAAAATGTATTTAAGTCATCGACTAAATGATAACGAAGAATCAAATTGGTTAGATTGGGATTTTAATGAATTTGTATTCTTTCCACAAGAAACTACAGCTTTAGAAAAGTTTACATCTATAATCGATGAAGAATTAGTTGTTCCTACATGGGCAACTGATTTAGCTGGAACTAATTTTCATTTATCAAAACGCGAGAAACAAACAAGGAAAGAAATTGTTTCAAACTATTCAAATGAAAATTACTTTACTACTTTGAATGATTTTATACAATTAGCAGCCGATAAAGTTGTTAGTGAACACGTAGATTATTTATTATCACAAAGAGTGATTGGAATAGCAGACTTTTCTGGACCAAGAGCTCTTAGTGTTTTACGTAGTATTTGGTCACAAGTGATCAGTGATCCAAAAACTCTGGCTTATATCCAAGGTGATAGAAAGTCTCTTCAAGGTAGAACTAGAAGTTTTCCTCCTAAAAAGGTTTCTTTCAAAAACTCTATGTCTTCATCTTCACCAGATGAAGAAGAAAGTGTTTCCATAGAGCCTCCAGTTACAGCTTCTTCAAGTGTAACAACATCCGTTTTGGAAACCGATGATCCATCTACTTCAAATAGTGAAATGACAGAAAAGAATAACTCGGGAGATTCTATCTCTGTTGATACTTCTGATCCGGTAATTAAGAAAGTCAACAGATGGATAAAAGATAATCAATCAAAGTTATCTGATTCTAGTTTAAACAAAAACGAAAAGCCAAAAAGATCTAGTTATAAAAAACAAAAGACAACAAAAACAAATGATTCTGATGTTTCTTTTGAATCAAAACAATCTTTATTTGATAAAACACCTACTGTTGAATTTCAAGAATTTAAAACAAACGAATCAAAAACAGTAAAACAAGATTTACCTTTATCGCCTGCTGTAACTCCAAAATACTTGAAACAAGATAGTCCTTATTCAAAACTAAATCTTAAACTAACTAAATCAAGCGAGTTTGGAACATTTGATCCTAATGCCCTTGTAAAACAATTTCTGAACTAATAAACTTTTTTTTCCTTTATCGAGTTAGAAGAAAAAAACGAGGCAATTTCGTAAGACTATAAGAGAGTTGAGGTTTAGAAAGAGAGAGATAAGAAGGTTAAAGGAAGAGAGAAATTTTTTATAAACGAGAGAAATATGATCTTATAGTCGAAGAAAGTTTTGAAAAAAAAATTAATTACGAATGTCAAATAACAATAAGATTAGAGTTCCAGACTATCAAAGAAGAAAAGCAAGTTTATTTGGTCATTCACAAATAAATGGATTTCAAAGAGAAAAGTTTCATGAATTACCCGAAGGACCTTTAGAAGAAGAGTATCAAGAACCTATAGAAGAACCATTAATTGATCCAAAAAACCAACGTACAAAAATTACCTTAAAAGGAATGGACATTGATCAATTAAGATTGAGAAAACCAAACTTAACCAATCGAGGGGATTTGGATGAAATGATAAAGCCTAGATTTCCTATTAAAAAAACTAGAGATAGAACAAAACCTCCACCAAAACAAAATGATCAAGTGGATGTTGATAAAGTTTATTCAGATTATCAAAATTCGAAAATAATGGTAGACCATTACCAACATAATGGTGCTCCAAGACCTTTAGCAAAAAAGATTCTTCCACAAAAGGAATCAACAAACGAACAATGGATAGAAGAAGAGATTTATTTAGCTCTTGTACAACCAGGAAAAAAGAATCTTCCTAAACAAATCATAAACCATAAAAATACAAACGGTTCCGTAAAACAAGATCAAACGGAAGACTTACATCCTCTTCCTAGTCATCGTCAAAATAAAAAGGATTCAGATCCAAACTCATTTTATTATCCAGAAGACCCAAATCAAACGATTGATTTTGAAAACTATAAAACGTTACAACTTAAAAACGCAATAGTTTCTGAACATCAATTTGTACAACCAAGACCTTTAAACGGAACTGAGTACGAACTAACAAATGAAGAAAGAAGAACTCTTAGGTTAAATAATATGAATGATCCTAAGTTTGTTTCTTTAAAACATAACTTACTTGAACAAGAAAATACAAAAAATCAACCTTTTACGAATGAAAGAAAACCTATAATAAACCAACCTTTATTACCGACTAGTTTACAAATAAAAGAGGATGAAACTTGGCAAACAAATGTTGATCCATCTTACATTACAAAATTGTTTGATCCGAATAAAAAGAAAACTGTAAATTCGATAGTTGATGAAGAATGGATCGATCAACCTATTTCTGTTCAAGAAGACAATCTAAGAACTATCTCAACAAAGAACCAAGAATACAATCAAAGTGATAAACCTGATTCCTTTGGAAATCAAAATAAGATTTCTACTCCCTTTTATAAAGGAATAAGAAATGGATCAGACTTTAGAGATTTACAGGTTCTCGATAAATCTTTACATGCAAATAAAGAAAACAAAACAACGAGATTACAATACAGAACAGTTTCAGGAAACGGAAATAAAGAATTAAATGATCCAATTTTAAATGGTGATCCTCTAGAGTTTCTTCCAGCTCGATTTGAAAAAATATCCATACAGTCTAAACTGAAATTAAGAGATCCTTCTTTAGCCGTAGCTCCATCCAATCGTCCTTCTCAAAAGGATCCAGATTTTAAACTTGATAAATTACAAACAAAGAAAGTTGATGTAAATGAAAATGTACAAAGTCTTAATCAATTAAAACAACAAAATGTTGATCTTGTTTCAAACTTTGGAAATGTAAATCCAAAGGCTATAAATCCTAGAGAAAGATCCATGAATGAATACGAAAAAGCTACAAAGAATAATCCTTTTCATCCAAATAATGTACAAAGAATAAAACCTGTAGAAACATTAAAACAAAATCCTTCTATTCCTTATCACGACGTAGAAACATTTGATGAACCTTGGTTTACTAATCAGTTAACGAAAACCATTTCTAATAACCCTAAAAATGTAAACGAACAACTGATTGAAGACGTTAAGGAACAAGATCTTATAAACCCTTTATTTAATCAAACAATTTTAAAAACAGAAAGAAAAGCAAATCCAGTTTTCGATACAAGTCGTATTTCTGAAGGTTTCATTCATGATCCTATGCGAGTTTCTGTTCGAAATGAAATGGGAGATCCTAGAGATAAATCTCTTTTATCTACTCAAGGAATTGGTGTTGCCGAGTTTATTAATGATGCAAAAATTAGAAACTTAAATACAACAAATAAACATGAAAAACTAACTGTCCAAACTATTGCGATTGAAGAAGATAAAGATGTTGAAACTAAAGGTCATTTTGTTAAGAAACCTATTCCTCCCAAAGTTTCTGTAACCGTAAAAGGTGATAAAAACACGGAAGCAACATTTCTACAAGAAGAAGCTATTGAGAAAGGAAAAATCTTTACTCGACCAATTGATAAACAAAAAGAACCTAAATTACAATCTATTCTAGAACCAGGAACCGAACTTACTAAAGATGTTTTAAGTACTCGAGAACGTACGAATAAAACAAAATCAAAACTTCAGAAACGTAGTGTGAAAGAAAAGGACTATGTTCTTGTTTTTGAAACCGATACAGATACAGAAAGATTTATTCCTACAAGTTCTACAAAAAAGGAACCCAAAAAGAGAACTATGTCATTTCAATCGTATCAATAATAAAAGTGTTTTTGTTTAGATTGTTTTTCTTTGTCTTTATTTTAAAAAAGTTTCATACTAAGATGAATAACGTTGTCTATAAACCAAGTAATTCAAGAATAGAACAAAACTTGAAAAAATGCAAAAAAGAGATTGAAATACTAGAAGAAGAAGGAAACATTATTAAATTACATCATTATTTATTTGACTTTGCTAGAAGATATTATCACGAATTTCGTTATTGTGTAAAGTATTATTCAAAGATTCTAAATGCCTCGCTACTTAAAAAACAATATAAAGAAGATGAATATCTATACTATTGGTCTTGTTGTGGATCAACATCACCAAAGTTTCATCATCATTATGCCAACTTTGTTCCGATAAAACTTAAAAAGGATTAAATAAAAGTAATCATGTTGTTTATTCTAACGGAACTTGTTCAACACAACAAAAGTTTCTCAAGATACGAACAACCTTGTTCTTTTTTACTTTTTCTTTGTTTTCGTCAATGTATAAACATACTCCAAAACACGCAAAAAGACATAGAATAACATCTAAGAAAATAGCTACTAGTCCAGGAACCTTAGCTCCAGGTTCATCACAAGGGATAATCCCAGGATTGTGATTCCAAAAACAAATCAAAAACGAATGCATAAAAATCAAAACCAAAAGTAAGATAATCAAAACGAAGATTATGCATCCGCCTAAAACACCATTCCAAAATCGCTTGCTTCTTATACATTGATTTTTAGGCGTTAATCCACAAAACTTTACAACATCGGCGTTATTGGAAGCTTCCAAGTTTTCGTATTCATGATGAGCCATTTTTGTTTTTATGGAAATAAGACTATCGTTTCTTGCAATCAAAGAAGAATGAATAACTCTTTTAACTTAAATGAATGAAGATTTATTAGATGAAAAAACGAATAAACGAAGTTCAAGAGGTTGGTTTCTACTTTACTTAATCATAATGACGATTTTTAACGGAAACATTAGTAGTTTCGTTTATTTATAAGTTTTAAGTCTTTGATCAAATTTTGTTTCTTGTTCTTTCTTTTTTGTAATTAACAAAGTCTTTCTCCAGATCGATTGAAGGGTAATATAGTTTTCATTGCTTCTGTCTTTTACGCCTCCTTTAACAATAAAAGTTTTAACATCCATATCACTCTTTCTTTTCTAATTAACTATCAATTGATTAAAATCTACCTTTGATAAACAATACTATACACTCGATTTTTATGCATTAAAAACCATTTCCTTTTTGTCACATTTTTATTACTTTTGTAGTTAAAATAATCAGGACATTAACGTTATTGATTTTCATGTTGTTTAGCTATTCTGAATCCATCATCTATATGTTATTAAAAAGCGTCTTTAAAACAATCTTCTTTCATCTTGTTTCTATATCAACTACGTCTTTTCTACATCATTAAACCATCTTTAACCAAACATTTGACGACATGTCCATGACAAGACCATGACACCTCATGACAACAACTTTTAGAGCGATGAAGTAGTTATGAAGCTACATTGCTTCTACATCGTTTTTAAAAAGCGATTGATTGCTTTCATCGATTGTTTTAAAAATTAAAAAAAGAAGAAGGACTCAATCGATGAAGCTTCTCAAAGGTCCTTCAACTTTTTTTTAAAAATTAAAACTCATTGATGATGTACTGCACTCGATCGCAGTACACCATTCGCTTAACGCTCTTAAGACCTCTTAATTAATCGTTCAAAAAAACAAAAGTGATTAAGAAAGAAATAGTTATCACTAAAATCACTATCTTTAGATTAAAGACAATTGAGTTTAATAAAAGTAAGTATTTCGAAAACATGTTTATTTTTTATACATTCGACAAATTACTATTTTGTATTAAGTTAAAGATAGGACTTTGAGTCGTGATGTTTGCTTTTGGTAAGTCCTCGATCTTTAAAGAATAATCATGGCTAGAACCATAAATAGTTGTATTCACAATTACATCAGGTCCATCAGTTTTTTTCTGGGGAGGAATAAATTTTTTTATCCATTTTCCGCGTACAACAAATGATCCTTTGAGTAATGAAGCATCTACTGTAATTCCGACTTTAGAATCTTTGGGTTTACAATATAAATTTAAACATTCTAAATGTAAGGGCATTGTGAGATGCGATAAAACAAAGTCGTATAAACTAAGCGTTTTAATGTTTGTAGGAAGTAAAGCTAAACATTTTTCAAAAGTTTCGTCCATACATTCCAAATCGTAAGTATCTAAAGCCGAGTTATATATAATCAAGGTTTGAGATGAATTAATATTCGCCCAATCTTTAAGTTTAAATTCTTTTGCTCTTACGAACAATATAGTTTCATTTGTCTTTACTTTATCCTCTTTTTTCTCTTCATTCATCTTTATCAACAATCTTTTTTTTTTTGAATGTTTGTCAATGGTTTTGGTTTTTTATTGTGAATAAATGTTTTGGTTTTTGAACGTTATAAAAAACTAGATTCTTTGTTAGTCGTTAGAGATTCGAGTTGACTCTAAAGGCAAAAGAATGATCTCTTTAATCTTTCATTTCCAAGTACATGAATTATTCGATATAAGGAATGACAAAAAGAGAGAAAAGAGAAAGGAACAGTTTTTCTCCTTTGTATCTCGTCTTATTAAACGAAATGTTCCGTTTATTTGTATCTTTCATGATTACTATTGTAAAAAAGACTTTATAGAAGATTTTATAAAAGAAAACAAGATTGATCGTTTGGATGTTGATAATTCATGGTCAAAGAGTTTTCGATTGTTATCAAAAACTCGATTGAAACAAGTTCAACAATTTTGGTTTATCGATACAAAAATTTGTAAAGAGGATAAACCTTCTTTTAATGGTTCTTTTCCTATGTTACGATTTAGTTGGTTCTTTACCACGAAAAAATCCAAGATTGGTTGTTACGATAAACATGGATTAACTAATTCCAAAGAATCAGATGAAAACTTTCTATGTGAGTTTAAAATCATTCATAAAAAATCTACTTTTATGAGTTTAAGCATAAAACTATCTTGCTTTAAAAAGTATTCTCGAATACTTGATCATATCGATGTTGGAAAAAGAATCGCACAGATCGAACCAGTTAGTTATAAACCTACTTCTAAATTCTTTGGGACTTCAGAATATGATTCTGACTATCTTCTTCCTCGAGAGTTTGTTTTAGAACATATATTTATTCCATCGGGTGTTCATCATATGAAAGTAAAAAAATTTTTACATACTCCTTTTCTAAAATAAAAGGTGAAGAAAGTATAAATGTAGCAACTAAATACCTTGAATCTGACTGGCTTGTGATCGAAGAACTTCCTGGTTTAGAATCTCTCTTGTTATTGAAAAGTCCTTACGGTTAGTATCGACAACTTGATATTCTTACAAAATAAAACAAATTTCATTTAAATATTATGTTTGAGAAACGAATGATTTATTTAGATTTTCAACAAAGATCAGATGTAGGATGTACGTGAGGCTTAGAAATAGGAGGAAACTCTAAAGTCGAAGAGAGCTGAATCGAAGGAATAAAAGTTTGATGGGCAATACGACAAAAGGTTTGAAACCAATAATTATGATTTCCAAATCTTTTCATATGTTGTAAAAACGGAGCAATCATTCTATAATTATAAACTTCCGCTTTTGCATCTGCTAAAGCCAAATGGTACTTTACAACGTTTGATCTTTTTCTTAATTGCAAATGCTTCATTGCAGCTTCTGTTGCGCTAAACTTTGGAATGAGTTTCTTTGTAGCTGTCCAACTTTCTAAAGTATGTTGCGATAAACCAAGGTAATAACTATACAAACTAATAATTGGATTAAAAGTTCCAAAAATCAAATGTAAAGGTGGATAACCACAATTACAAAGTTCTTGATTAACCCAAGAACAATCTACATCAGAATGATCCGCAGCTATAAAAATTTCTCCTTTTGATTCTTGATAACATTTAGTTAAGAAATCTACAAACTCTTTGATGGCTTGTTTTAAAGGTTTTCCTTCTCCCTTTTCTATAGAATGTTTTACTTTAAGTAAATGATCCTGTTTATTCCAAAAATCTTCTACCGTCTTTTCATCCCATTCTTTTCCTTCAGCAGGTGAAATAAAAAGATCAATAGAAGCAAACTCTTCTCCACTAGATGAATTCACACAAACCGCAGCCAAATTAATCAAAGCATTTTTACACAAATTAGGCCCAGTAAGCTCACAATCAAAAACAATCATATAAATCGGCTTTCCATTCCCTTTTTTCTTATTCACTTTTGGATTCAAAACTTGTTCAGGAATTACACCTTCAGACTCCATCGAAACATCTACAGAAAAAAAGATAGAAACCACTCTTTGTTTATATATAAACTTTTTTTTTCTAATCAAATCTCTTTCAATTACTTTTATTTTGTCAATACAAAACAACCTTTCCCTTTATCATATTTAGATAAGCCTAATCATTCAAAAGTATTTTCTACCAACGTTAGTCCTTTTTTTCAGTTGATAAAAACGAAACTACGTAAAAAAGGATTTTTGGTTTTAATAGTTTAGAAACTTTTGATTTTAAAAAAACAAGTAAAATCATCTCACAAACAACAACCAAACAAAGAATGTCTTTCATCGTTAAATCCATTGAAAAAACCTCGGGTAAAGTTACCTTTTATGGACCTTGCTCCGATAGAACCTCTGCTATCGAATGCGCTAAAAACATTTGCTCTATCAAAAGCAATGGAAAGGGAAATACTACTATTCAATTTGACGAAACCGCTGGAGTTTTTTCTATTACTTACTCAACCCCTGGATGGGTTCGAAACACCTACCACACCGTCGAATGTATCATCGAACCTTTGGTTAATTCCGAAAACTTGAAACAAGAAATGAAAAAACAAGAAGAAGAACTCAAGAAATCATTACCTGAAACTCCTAAAACCGAAACTCCCAAATCCGAAGAAACCAAACCTGAAGAACCTAAATCCGAAGAAACCAAAGTCGAAGAATCAAAAGTTGAACAAGACAAAACCGAATCCGTTGTTCCTTCTACTACCGAACAAGTTGTCGAAGCCTCCAAAACCATCTAATTGATGACTATCTATCTTACAGTCTTATCATTTGGTCCATTGAATAAAATAGATTTAAAAAAGCAAGTTTAGTTGTTGTTTTTTTTATTTATTGAGGAGTAAATAAATCACTACCAACAATCTTTGAAGTAACTTTAGTTAGATCATCTTGACTGATTCCAAATAAAGCAAGATTAGCATTATACTTTTCTCTGTCCGCCATAATGGATTGAGCATTCTTCATAATTTCGTTTTTATTAAGACCCTTTTGACTTAAAATTCTTTGAAACTTTTTGGGATCACTTATCAATTCTAAAGGATTTAAAGGACCCGAAGTATTTAGAGAGTTTTTAGCCTTTTGCAGCTTTTCTTTAAGATATTTTCTTTTGCTTTTCGGTGTTAAAGTTTTCAAGTATTCTTCTTCTTGTTTCTTTTTTACTTCTTCATCAAGATCGTTTTCAGGTCCTCTAAGTCTTTCAAAAACTTCGCTTATTTGCTCTTCAGAAATTTTCATCTTATTTAATACTTCTTCATTCATGACTTTAGATCTCGTTAATAAACAAAACGATTCTACTTTTTTTTGTAAAAAAAAACTTGTAAGGTCTGTTGCAAAGACATTGAAGAAAACAACTTACAATCGATCGCTTGTATCTTTATTAACTTACTTAATCGAAAATAAAAAACACAAAGGGTTTGTTGTTTATGGAGAAAGAAAATGGGTTTATTGTCGTTTGGTTGAAATCTTTCCAGTAGATGGATTTTTTGTAGAATGAAAGAGACCGTTTCCTTTCATAGCATGAGACATTTCAACTTTGGTAATTTTCCACATATCGCTAGCCAAATAAGGTTCGGTTAAATAAGGATAAGGTAAATAAAAATAACCTTTATCACCCCAATCGGTTCCCCAACTGTTTCTCATAATCCAAACCTGTTTAGAATCATCATAACCCACACAGACTACAGCATGACCACCCAAAATAGGATCGTTTTCTTTTGGCATAGGAACAATTCCAGTTTTTGCGGCTTCCGCAGAATCTAATCCTGGAAAAACAAGAATACCTAAAGTAATAAGATGGCCACTAGCAAGACAAGATTTTATAGAATCTTTTGTTTGAGCGACGTGTTCGTAAGAAATGATTTCATGTCTTTTTGCTTCGACATAACAATTTTTTGGTGGTTGATGAGTGAATTTCGAAATGTTGTAAGGCCAAGAACTTTCTTTACACAATCCATAATTTAACATGGCTTGAATTCCTGTAGAAATAGTTGAACCATTATCATAATCTATATCTCCTTGAATAGCGCGACAATTATAATATAAAAACAATCTAGATGGATCGTGTTTTGGATCATTGTATCCAAAAGCAGAACATAAAGCCTGTGCAACACAGCTACCTAGAGAACCTTGATCATAAACAGGAGGACATTTTGATCGAAGATCAACTTTTGGTGGTAAATTTGCTCCTGATTTAAAATTTCCAAACATTAAAACCTTTGGAATGCTAGTTAACTTTTCAACCTTTAAGTTGTAAATTCTTTTCGGTGTAGTTGTTGTATTCTCTACGTTAGTTTCCATCTCTTATTTCTTTTTTAAACTCGATTTTAAGCTACGAAAATGCTTACTACTCTTATTGCTTATAAATTTTTTTCAAACGCAGAATAGAAATTGATAATAGAATGAGCTTTATTAAATAAGAGGGTTCTTTTATTTCTGGCCTGGGATCATCAAAATTTTTTAATTAGTAATTATGTGTCGTCATGATCAACGATTTCAGAATAAAACCTATTATTTTCATCGCAAGAGAATTTGATTTTTGTATCTTGAATATGAGGTTGAAAGGGAACTGTTTCACATAGCTTTCTTCTTTTACCAGAATCTTTTGGTTTCTTTTTTTTGAGTTTCATATGGTTATCGATTTCTTCTACGTGTTCTTCACAATAGTCGATTACTTTACGATTAATAGCCCATTCAAAGAATTTGAGTTGACAGATGCTTGTAATAAGATAGAACCAAACTTGATTATTAATCATACGAGTACCCAAAATAAACTTTTTAATCCAATAGACTTTACCATCGTTTGATTCCGGAACTAGAAATTGCTCTAGTTCTTTTGATTTAAAAGCAATTAATATTCTTTCATGACGACAAAAAACACCAAAGTAACTTCTTGTCCATAAGTTTAAGTTTGTTTTGTGGTTTTGATGAAGGTCAAAATGTTTGATGCCTTCTGGTGTATTAATGGTGTATTTTATCGGAAATATTTGACTATAGTTTGTACAAAGCCAATCAATGTTACTTAAAGTAACTTTAAATCTCCGAATAAGGATTTTAGACATATATTCTATTTTATCTAAAGTCCAATAACTCCATATTGTTTTTAGTATTTGATGAGCTTTAATAGGTAAATTCTCTTTAGGTTTTAATGTAAGTTTTTTTCCTAATTCTGGATTTAAGTTGATCATTTCTGATATTTCTTCAACTAGATGAGTGGGAACACAATATTCGTTTGGTATATAAATATCTACATTTCCTTTTTCTTCGTGTAGTATTGGACAATCTGCCACTAACTTAATCTTTGTAGCTCCTGAGTTACACTTTATAGTATTATCTTTGTTTTCAAAATCTTCGTCATCGTCTTCATCATCATCATCATCATTTTCATCATCATAAGATTCGTTTTCAATAATCTTTTTGATTTTGGTTTCTTCATTTTTTAAATGAAAACTGTTTTTATATAATTGATCGAGCTCTTCTTTTTCTTTTTCTTCCTCTTTATCTGTCGTTTCTTCAGGTTCCAAACTATCTGGTTGTTTAGCTTGGATTGGAAGAATCTTCTTTTTTAAATCATGTTGAATTGTTTTGGTTTGTTTCTTTTTAATTGTCTTTTGTATCTTGATTTTATTAACCTTGATTGGGTAAATTGTCTTTGATTTATCATTCCAACAAACCAAAGAACGAAACCTTTTATCCATTTGGTTGACCATGATGTTTTAAATAATTACTCTTTGATTTTGTTTTTGAAGAGATTCAAAAGATCAAACTTTAACGAACATTAAAACAAAGAATAGGAAAAAAAAGTAGAACAAAGAAGCAAGAATGATATAAATTAAATTTTATTAATTGTTGTAGGTTTTTTGATCGTATAAGAAAATGCAGAAACAAAAACAGCTATAATTATGACTGATAAAACTACAGCAAAAGCAATCCATAAAACCCATTCAACTTCGGCAGTTCTAGCGCTCATACCAAAGTTTGCATTTAAATCTACAGGAGCTCCAGCCCAACCTGTTCCTTCATACCAACGAGTAAAGCCATAGCGATTTCTATCTTCATAATCATTGTAAAACACAGTTTTGTTAAATTGTTCTTTTGGTATAATACACATTTTACAATAACGAACTTTACTTGTTTGGGCTAAAAACCAACAAGTATTCCCAAACCATTCAGGATGAGTTTTATGATAATTTCGATTTTTAACAAATCTAGCAAAAGCAGCAGGACCAGTTGTAAAGAATACAAATTTCATTGGATTATAACTTTTTACAATACTATCCATCCATTCTACCCAGAATGGATGATCTGGAGAAGAAGCTAATATTCCATTATAAAGTCTCTTGCCTGGGAGATCATGTTCCGGTGGTTCCCAAATTAATAGCAAGTTTCTATTTTCAAATATTGGATCAATTGGTTTTGTACATATAAAATCCAAATCTACATAAAATCCTCCTTCTACGTACATAATAAGATAACGAGCAAAATCACACTTTTCAATCCATTTTGTTAATCTTTTTTCCCAAAATTCCTTGTATTTACTAATCTCTGGATGATCGTCAAATAACTTTCTAACCATTTTAATGTTCCAAAGTTTATACTCGAATAAAGGATTAAGTTCTTTCCATGATTTATAATAACCCTTTTCTTGATATCGCTTGTTCGGTAATACGTTATCATCTACTTTTTTATCTAACCATATCTGGTGAATGATTTTACTAATAGGCTTTAATTCACTCATAAACTTGGTTTAAAAATTAACTCGATTGTCTAAAAAGAACATCTTCTTAAATAATTCAAAAAAAAAGTTTACTTATCATATCTTAATGATCAATCGAACGCATATGTAACAGCTTTAAAATAAAAAGTGGTTATTTATTTTACAAGTCTTTCAACAGGTTTTTCTGTGGGAAATTCCGCAAGTTCATCTTGTACTACAACAGCTGCTCTCTCTTCATCTTCAACTTTTTCAAACTCTGATCCATCAGAGCTTTTACATCTTTCACGATTACAAAGAGCGGATATTAAAACTCCAATTAATAAGAGTATGATAACAACCGTTAAACAAAACCATAAGATAAACTCTATCACTTTAACTTTTGCGCTCATTTACATTGATAATCCAAGTATCTTCTTTTTATGTTACAACTTTTTAGTTTCTCGCTTCGTCAAATAGAAAAAAAGTTTAAAATGCTTTCAAGCCTATAAACTGTTTTTCATAAATCGCTTTTATTATGATAATAAAGATAAAGGTTTTAGTAATAAAACATGTTTCTAAAGGGATTGAGGAGTACATGGTTGAGAAGGTCGACATGAATCAACCACGCTTTGAACAAAATCTTGGAAACTTAAACCAGATCCTCTTGCGAGGGTAAATAGATCTCTTGTGGTTTCAACGAAATCGTTTGGATTCAAGTTTGTCTCGTTCTTGATTTCAAGAATGTCTTTGATTTTCTTGCTAAATACTTCTGGGCCCATATTCGATTCATTCATAAGCTGAAACATTTCTTCATAGAAGGCTAATAATGTGTTGGCTGGATAATCTCCTTTTGCAACTAAACTATAGCAATTCAAAATAGTAGCGGCATTCGAAGTAGGTAACTGTACGGTTACGGTAGACACTGAGGCAGTAGTTTTTTCTTGAATACTTTTATCTTTTTCTTGTCCAATTTGTTTTTCTGGTGGGGATACCAAAATCGTAATATCATCGTTTTTCTTTCTTTTTTTGGCAGCGTTATCCACTACTTGATTATCATCGGAAATAAAATGCTTTGGTGTCATGGATATTACTTGAGCAGGTATTGGTTGGTTTAAAGGCGTCGTTTGGTTTGCCGAAGCAAGTTCTACATTATTTTGTATGTTCAAATAGATCGAAGGAGTTGGTTGAGGATTATTGGTAGGAGAACCGTTTCCAAAGTTAAAACTAAAAGGAGTTCCAAGCGATGTAATGGCAGTTATTGGTGTACAAGTCTTTTGAAAAAAAGTTTGGGATAATCGTGGATCAGGGTTTGGATTCTCCATATGGTTTGGACCATATTCTAAGCTTTGATCTTGTACGCTTGTATTGTTAGGTACTGCCTCCTCGCTAGATCCAACAGGTAGTGAATCTTCAGAAATGACTACAGTTTCCGAGCTTGTTGTTTCATAAGTTAATGGAACAGGATGGTATTCCTGGTTTTCTAAATCAAAGTCATCCTGAGGAACGGATACACGTTGCATGGTTTGGGGATTTACGTAAGGAGAAGGAGGGGGAAGATTATCATTGATGATTTCGGATTCAACATTTTGGAAGATAACCGCTTCTAACGCTTTAACTCTACTTTCTAACCTTTTAGCACTTGGATTCTGTAATTCGTTTAACTTCTTTGGAGGTCTTCCTCTCGGTTTTTTTTTGTTATTATTATCGGAATCAGATTTCTTGGCTTCTAGAAATTTTTTATCAAAGATGGCCTTGTATCTTCTTGGAATAGTTTCAGATTGCATGATAAAAGTTTTTAAAGCTTCTTGAGCGGTTCCGTTCATCCAACTATAAATACAAAAGCTTCTAAAGTCTTCCAAAGTTTTACAAAATCCTTCTAATCCAGCATCATAAAAGTAACCCAAAAAAAACACTTTGGATTCTTGATATACAAATTCTTCGTTTGTTTTCTCTAACTTTTCTCTTAAATCTTTTCTACGGAAATCGGTCATCCGAGCTTTAATAAAATCGGCCATTGATTTCGGATAGGTAATGTAACTTGAGTTATTTGTTTGTCGTTTGGCTCCATTGGATCGGCCAACTGCGAACTTGGCGCTTTCAAAAGAAAAGATAAATGTTTCAAAAATGAAACGGGCATATTTGTTATCGTTTGCGATTTTTTTAGCAGCGTTTATAGCCGGATCATCATGTTCATTAATATTCCAAAAAACTCTTGGGTATTGATCCGTCTCTTCTTCTTTTCGATAATAAAGAAGCAGAAACCAATGGTAATGTAATTTGCTTTGTAAAGCAAATCTTTGTTTTTCTTCATCCCATATAGATGGAAGAGGAAATATAGCGCGCTCAAATTGTAACTTTCTATCGTCCGGCACGTTGGAATATATTTCCAACATGGCTTCTATAAAATGGTTAAAGTTTTCTTTGGCATCCTGCATGTCTTAATATCTAGATACATATCACTCACAGTTATATATAGCTAACTCTTACCTTTTTTTTCGTATATCAAAGAACAAAACTCGCTTTGATTTTAGGCTAACTTAACCTTGTTTTCCTATTGTTTTCTTCGGTTTAAAATAAAAATTTCTTAAAACCAAAGCAAAAAAAATTTTCCACCAGAAACGTGACCCACTAAGGTTCTAAAAAACTTTCGTAGTTAGTAAACAATAATACATATAGAAGATAGGTATAGAAATAGGATACATTAGATTGTATAGATTTGTAGCTTTATTCATCAATATAAATAAAAAAATAGTAATACAAGATACACAGGTGATATGCAAATAGTTAGTAGTTATTTTCTTATTTCGTAAACCAAAAACCAAAATTATAAAAATCGTTTCAACCCACGACTTGATCATTTACCAAGAAACATCAAAGCAGTCAAATCAAAAAAGAAGAAAAAAAGAAAGAATGAAGACCTCTATCTTGTTTATCGTTTTATTGGTGTTCTTAGCTGTTTCAGAAGGCCGAAAATGTCCTAGTTTAAAAAACTATAACAAAAACGGAGTTCAAGGACGTTATGCTAAAAAGTATGAGCCAATTGCCGAAAGATTCCAAAAGAATTGTTTTGAAAACATTACCTTACCCCAAGGAATTCCGAACCCAAAAGAAAGAGGCCAAGTTGCAATCTACGTTAAAGATTGTTTGGTTTTGGATATGTGGTGTGGAACTTTGAACCCCTTTGATCCTTTTGCCGCCCCTATTGAATCTGATACTTTGATTAATTCTTGGAGTGTTTCCAAAGCTATGTTGTCCATGGTCTTTATGTGGATGGAAAGCGAAGATTACTTTGAATGGAATGACAAGATTTCTGATTATTGGCCTGGATTTGCTCAAAACGGCAAAGAAAACATTACGTTCCAACAATGGATTTCTCATAGTGCCGGATTGACATTGTTAGACGCTCCTGTAACTTTAGACGACATTCGATACGATGCCAACTTCTCTTCGTTAATTTCCAAATTAGAACAACAAACTCCCATCTTTACTCCAGGAACTCAAGTTTCTTACTCTCCTATAGTAAAAGGATGGTATGGTTTTATCATTCCCAAGTTTGTCGACCCTCTCGGAAGAAACATGATTGAAATCTTCCAACAAGAGATTGAACCTTATCTTGAATACTCTGATTTCTTTTGGTTTTATAGACCTGAAGATGCCCTTGATCTCTTAAGAACTGCTGTCTTAACTCCTGGAGTTCAAATCATTGATCCAATTTCTTTACAATACGCCTTGTTATTACAAAATCCATCATCTGTTCAATTCCGATCCATTTTTAACCCTGCTGCTTTTACTGATCCAAACTTTGTAAACACTATCAATTCTACCGTAATTATTGGCCCTGGATTTGCTTGTAGAACCAATGCCCTTTCTGTTGCTAATGCTTACCGTTTCATTGCTGGAAACGGAAAATCTCAAGGCTATAAATTGTTTAGAGTTCCCTCCGTAAACAGAGCCACTACACTTGTTTACTCTGGTCCTGATGCTAATTTACTTAGCAATGCTACCTACTCTCAAGGAGGATTTACTAAAGGACTCTTGTTTGATTCCTTTTCTTACAGAGATTCCGTTACCGGTCATCCTGGCTCTGGTGGAAACTTTGGATTTGCTGATAGAAACAAAGAAGTTGCCTTTGCCTACATTACCGCTGTTCAATCTAGCTCTTCCGCTTCCAACGATACCCCTTTCAACACATATACCTTGGTAGATGAGCTCTACAAGATCTTGGATCCCTCTATCTAAAGAACCTTTGACCTCTCACAAAAAAAAAACAAAACAAATTCACATTCATATTGCATAAGAATGTTTATTTCTTGTTCTATTTTGAAATAAAACTACTTTCATTACAATACTTTAGAGTTTTGTTAACATCACAACCGATGTTATTTTTCGATCGTCAAAAACCAAACTTTTATGAAGGACTTATTAAAGGAGAGTAACGAATCCTCGCTTCTTTGATCGAAAAAGTTTACCACTTTAAACCAAAATTTTAAAGAAAGTAGATAACTTATAATCTAAGAATGAACAAATCCAACCCTTCTATAATAAACAAAGATAAATACGCGATATTAGTTGAATTAAACAAGAAGGTTGAACAAAAAATCATCAGATTTAGCAAAACTAGCATGTGAGATTGAAGCGCTAGAAAATAATAAAAGACAACCATTGGAGTTGTTTGAATTACGTAAAAAGTATCAAGAGCTTAAAGAAGATTATAGAAAAGAAGCTGAAACCCAAGGAAATTTATTAAAAGAATTTAAATAAATTATCAGTTTATTTGTTGTTCGATTGATCAAAATCTACTTGCATCTAGGTCTACGATCGAAGTGATAATATCTTGAAATTGTTCCAAGTGTTTTGGAAGTTTGAGGTCTTTAAATAATTTTTGAAGTTTTTCAATTTTTTGTTTGAATAGAGGTTCACTTAGAAGCTTTAGATTTTCTCCTTCTTGTTCTTCCTCTGTTGGTTCTCTGAATTTGCCATCTTCAAAAACCGCGATCACGCTCACTCTCTTTCCTTCAAATCCTCTTCTAGAAAAATCCCCTATTCGATATTTTGTGGATATAGTAGCCCACGTCATAACTTCCTTTTCACCAAAATTTCCTGTTTCAGCCAAAATTCCAAACCCTTCAGAATATCCTCGAGGAATTGGGTTATAACGATCGTAGAACCAGTCGCCGGTAGTACGATAATGATATGAAATTGTTTTTACAAAGTATACACAATTTTCATCACTCTTTTCTTCAGGTCTCCATAGCAAGTTGCCTTTTAAAGCAATCAAAATCAATAACAAAGCAAGTAAAAACTTCATTGAATTTAAGATAAAAAAGTTTTATTTTAAGAGCCCAAAAACGAATGTTAAGCTTACTAACCTTTTTTCCAAAACGAAAAACGAACAATCGAATAAGTAATTTTATCTAGGTTGGTAAGTTAGTTTTTTGTTTCATTCAAAAACAACAACGACATGGAATCAAATCTCATTTCTGTTTCTTTGGCCTTTTTGGCTTCTATTCCTTACTGCTCGCCTATGGTCACGTCTTTGTTTGTTTTACCTTTAAGAAATTACGTCAATACAAAGACTTATTTTTTGGCTCACGGCTCTTTACAAGCTCTTTGGTTGGTGAACTACTTTCTCAAAAAAAAGACAAAGTATCATGAACAAATGAAAAAATACTTGGAAGAAAGCCAAAAGAAACCGATACTTAGATTTGAAGGTGGATCGGCTGCTGCTACTTTTACTTTCATTTTTGCTCCATGGATATTACTAGAAAAAATGACCATGGTAGCAAAACCTACTTCTTATATTTCGTCTACCATTAAACGAGCGTTTGGAAAAGCTGCTTTATTTGGAATATCTCTTGGAATCGTTTATTTGAGCGACCATATCTCTTTGTCTTGGAATTGAAACAAATTCTATAAATCAAAACAATAAATCACTTACATTAACCTTCTTACTATCGTTAAACTTGCTAAACAAACCTTAGCATGTTATAAAAAAAAACTTTATTATTCGTACTAAGTCTATGTACATTCGTAAGGTTTTCATTAAGTTCATTTTAAACAACCAAAGAAACGTTTAAACACAAGAAAAGAAAGCCGAAATAATGTCAGAACAAGTTAGTTTGATAGTGAACGAAGCAAAAAGAAAGCATCAAGAAGAAGTTGAGAAAAATAGACAAAGACTTGGGGAGAAAGTACCCAAAGATTCTATCCTACGAGAATTTCCTCTTTCAAAAATGTCTTTGAAAACGGAGGGGTTTACTACTTTTGCCAAAGAGTTTGAAACAGAAGAAGAAACCAAAAGAGCCATAGACGAATTTACTTCCAAGTTAAATCAAGAATTAAAATCGAATTCGAAGATAATGAAGATCTTTAACGAAGAAAGGGAAAAATACCTTGTTACTGAAGAAAACAAGTTTCCAGATCCTTCGTGGTGTGAAACTTCCATTGCTGTTCAAATATGTGTTAGAAAAGATAAGCTTGTCGCTAAAACAGAAATGAATCCAGAGGGATGTGGGCTATTAACCTTCAATTTTGTTGATGTTGCAAATTGCACTCATTGCCAAGGCAAAGGAATTACAAGTTTGGGTGTGTGTCAATGCAAAGGAAGAGGATTTGGGTTTTTGACTCCAGTTCAAAAATCAAACTTTGAAATCGATGAAAAAACCAAACTACCAAAACCATTTGATTTTAAAGGAATTGCTTGCGACTTTGTTGATTATGTTGAAAAGGCCTGCAACTATTTTAAAGTTCCAATTTCCTTTTATGACAATGAAGATGATAGCATCCAATTTGTTATAGATGGTCAAGAATTCCATTTGGATTGGAAACACCTTTCTCCTGAAGAGATGGAAAAAATCGCATCCGCTATTGGTTTGGTCGAAATTCCTACACAGAACGAGAGTCTTAAACAAGTTGTCGATGAATCTCCTAAATTATATTATTTGGAAATAAGATCTGATCAAGAACGAAAACAACGACCCTTGGAAAATGGATGGTTCAAATCCAAGAAATATCTTACTACAGAATTTGTTTGGGTTCAAGCCGAATAAAAAAAAAATTGAAGAGTTTGAAAAAACAAGAGTGTGATGAATAGGTTTTCTGAAAAAAGTTTCTTAGGAAAAGAGATATAATGTCAGAAAAAGAAGAATCAAAGACGAAAACAATTCCTAAAATAATTCATCAAATATGGCTTGATCGAGATGTTTGGGATAATGAAATACCACCTGATAAATATCTTGTATTGGGTTATCCACAAAGTTGGATTGAAAAGAATCAAGACTTTCAGTACAATCTTTGGAATAAAAAGAAAATTTGGGCATTATTCGAAACACATCCTGTTTTAAAAAAATACAGAGAGTTCTTTTTAAATGGATTAATTCACTTTATTGAAAAATGTGACTTTTCTCGATTTGCAATCATGTATGCATTTGGAGGTGTATACGTTGATATGGATTTTCGATGTGTAAAAAACTTAGGACCCGTAATTGAAGGAAAAACATTACAACTATGGTTTGAACCTATAGAACATACAGAAGGATGGGATGCTCACATTGGTCGAAGACTCTATAATGGTTTTATGGCTTCTTCACCTGGAAATCCGTTTTGGTTAGAATGGATGGATTATATAAAGAAAAGTTATAATCCAATCCGCGGAGCTTTTATGAATACAGGTCCTCCTGGGTTTTCACAATGGTTTCAATCTAAAAATTACCACAACTTACATCCCGAATGGCTTGGTGATACTTGTGATGTATTACCTATCATTTCAAGAGGCGAATTAGCCGGAATTTGTAAAGAAAAACATCCAAATCCAATACCAACCGATAGAGAGTTTTATAGATTCAATCCAACGAAACTACCCTTTAAACCCTTTGATAAGATATTCGCTTATACTTTATGGCACGAAGGTTCAGGATGGGGAGCAGTAACAGTTACAAATTCTAAAGGAGCTTCAGAAGCTATGAGAAACAAAATGAAAGAATTGATAAGAACAAGACAAGTCAAACTAGGAACTTGTTCACCGATTAAAGATGAACCTTCTTCGGTTACTTTAAAAATAAATCAAAAATCTACAAATACTAATCATTCATCAAAAGAACCAGAAAAGAAATTAAAAACAAATAATGTTTCTGGTTCTAAAAGTCTTTATAAAGGAGTTACGACAGGTGGAACAAACATTCTTTGGATCATTGTCGGCGTTACACTTGGTGTAGTTTTAATTGTTGTAATTGCAGTTTCTGTGTATTATACGTCACCTGTTTATAAAGAAAAAAAGTTAAGACAACTTGAACAAAGACAAACTATCCCTCCACAAAATACATCTAATACCACTTTTGTAAATCCTTTAATTTAAAATCGATTTTTCAAAAGAAAAATACAAAAATTTTAACCCATCAAACTACTTTTTTTTTGTTTGTTTTACCTTTCATTCT